CTAGCGTCCATCCGATACGGCCTTGTCCATGCCCGCAGCATCCTTGGTCGCCGCGACGATATTCATCGCGTCGAGCACAAGCAGGCCGGGATACACAGCAAGGCCAGTGGTCGCCGCGTCGGATGCCCAGAGGCCAAAGCTGATCTGGAACCAGAGAAAGCAGGTCAGGAACGACGCCAGCGCCCGCACATGCGGCGACCATCGACCGTACCATGTGCCGGAAAACGTGCCGTTGATGATCAGGGCGAGCAGCCGGAAGGTGCCGACGCCGATCGCAAACCAGCCCCATGCGCTCTCGCTCATCATGGCCGCCATCTGCGACCACGCCCTGTTGCCGGCGAAGGTTGCCGCCGGGCCGATCAGAATCCAGCCCCAGGCAACCATGATGCCGGCGAGGACCCATTCGGAACGGCGGGCCGGGAAATGGTCGGCGATCCCGAGATAGAGCCGTGTCGGCAGCGGATGGTTGCGGTAGTGCATGGCTTCAGCCCCGCGTAGTGACCGAAGCGGCCTCGACCTTCGCGGCGATCTCAGGTGTCGTGACGATCTTCGCGACCTCCGGGAGCGCCGCGGCCGTCGCCACCAGACCGGCCTTGCGACGGATGTAGAGGCTGTACCCGGTCGTGATCAGCGTCATCAACGCGCCGACGGTGATCTGCATCGACCCGTCGTCCATGTAGCCGCGCGTGACGAGCGCGGCGCCGGCCGTCTGCAGGAGCGTACGAACCAGGCTCCAGAACTGCTCCATCGTGAACATGATGATCTCCTTGATGATGAGGGGGCTCAGGCGCCAGGCGTCTGCTGAGCGGCGACGACGGCCTCATAAGCTTCCGCCGCGGTGGTCAGCGCGGAGGCGACGTCGGCCGGACGCTTGGCGCAGACGGCGTTGACGGCCGCGGCCGCCATGACGGCGATGTTCCGCTGTTTCTCAGGCGCGAAGATCGTGGCGCCCATGGCGACGGCCTGAAGCGCACCGCAGTATTTCGAAAGCTGGGCGGAGGCCTTCGCGACCTTCTCATCGGCCTTGGTCTGGCCGATGACCAGGCCGACACCGGATGCGATCTGGCCCCAGCCGGTGGCCGATGTCTGGGAAATCTGGCAGCCGGCGAGCGCCAGCGATCCCAGGGCGACGAGCGCCAGGACAAAGCGTTTCATGGATGTGCTCCGGAGGATTGGCGGCAGGCCCGGCCGCGGCGGGAACTGTTTTCTCACCGGCGCGTATGTTGGCGCGACGGAGGTAGCGATGGGTTGCAGTCTCGATTTTCAATGCGCCGCTTGCGGTTCGCCCGCGGTCTCACTCCCAACCCCTCTGACCGAGTTGGCCGTAGTTCGCTGCGCATCGTGTAGGAGCGAAATCGGAACCTGGCTCGACTATAAGGGTCGCATTTGCAGCGCTCTCAGTCGGTCCGCGGCGACAATCTCTGCCGACCCGATTTTCGTTGAGCGCACGCCATTGGAAGCCCGATTAGACGAGTGCCAGCGCACTGCCTCTGATAAGGTCGCCGCAGGCTTTGGCGCCCATCACTGATGGATCGAATGCGAGACGCGAGATGTCCCATTTGCCGCGCTGCTTGATTCCCAGCGTGCCCTGCACTTCGGCATGCGAGAGAACGGTGCTTGGCGTCACCGGGATGGCATAGCGCCGGCAGAGATCCGCGAGCACAGCCGGTAGCGCCTCCCCCTGCTCGCGCGTCATCGGCGCCGATCCTGCTTTGAACGGGCTCTCGATCGCGCCGGCCATGCAGCAGAGCGAGACGCCGATCGAGCCGGAATTGCAGTTCAGCGTGTGAGCTGCATAGCCCGGCTTCACGCCGCGCGCGTCGTTCTTGTCGATCGAGGGAAAACCCCTGACGAGCTTGCCGTCACCCTCGATCAGAATATGGTAGTGGCTGCGGTCGAGCCCCGACGCTCGATGGGCGCCGGCGGTCCAGTGAACTATCACCCGGTTCAGCTGGGCAGACGGCATCCAGTCGGCCGGCACGAGTTCCCTAGCTCTCGGCTGACCCGCCGCTTCCTTCTTTGCGACCGCCGCCTGAATCGCCGCAACAGTCAGAGGCCCGACGATACCGTCAGCTGCCAGCCCCGCCCCTCGCTGGAACGTCTGAACGATCGTCCGAGTCTTCGGCCCCATCGCGCCATCGACGACCAGCGGATAGCCGAGCAGGCTCAGCGCGGCTTGCACCTCGCGCGTGTTCATTGGGATGCTCCGATGAAAGGTATTGCGGTCGGACGCTAACCGTGTTCCGCTACGTCAACGAAAAGCAGGGAGGCGTGCCGTGCTGTTGAGCAACCGTAGCGCCGGCGTCTGGATGCGCACCGGCATCGTCATTGCGCTGGCAGTCATCTTTGCGCTGCCCATGGTGATTACGCTGTGACGCGTGCCCCGAGCGACGAAGACACAGACTTCGACGCCGCGATCGAGACGGTGCCGCAATGGCTGCTGGCCGCGATCAATCTCGTCGGCGTGATGGTGTTTGCGATGCTCCGGATATGAAAATGCCGCCCGATGGCGGAGGCGGCTCAGTACTCGATCCAGATCTCCCCGCGAGCGCCGGCGCCCGCCGCGTTGCCGCTTGCACCAGCACCGCCACCGCCGCCGGGAATAAGCCCGGGATTCCCGGCGCCGGTGCCCGCATTGCCGCCATAGCCGCCATTGGGAGCGTCTCCTCCCCTGCCCGCATAGAACAGAATGCCCGAGCCCGAATATCCCTGCTGTCCTCCGCCAGACGGCGAGCCGTCGCGGCCATAGTCGACCGTGCCAGTCACGATACCGCCCGCCGCAGAATTTGTTACGGCGCTCCCGCCTGCATTCGTGCCGCCCGTGCCGCCGCTGGCTGTACGGGTCTGTCCATTGACCGTAACCGAGCTCGCTCCGCCATTGGCGCCGTTGTTGCCTGAGAAACCCGCTGCGCCGCCGGCTCCGACCGTGCCGGTCACGATATCACCGGGAGCCACATCGACGCTCCATTCGAAATAGGCACCCGCGCCCCCGCCAGCCGGGCCGCTCGGATTGTTTCCGAAGCCGCCGCCGCCGCCACCACCCCAGTCCTTGATCCGGATGCGCGTGACACCGGACAGCACCGTCCAGCTGATCGGGCCCGGGGTGCTGAAGATCACCCGCGAAACCTTGAACGAAGCCGCTTTGGCCTGGCTGGGAAGCTGTCCGCTGATACGGATATTCGTGCCATCGTAGACGGTGCGGTAGAGCGTGCCGACGACCAGATCGCCGACCTGCGGATCGGCGCCGTCGGAGCGCTTGATCGACTTCGTGCCGAGGCTCGAGATATTCGCAGTGACGCTCGTGCTGGTGTTCGTCGCAGGAGCGATGATGTCGAAGTTGAGCCCCGCGGCGTAGGCCAATGGGGCGAGAGACGGCCCGAGAACCCAAGCATTCGCCGTGCCGGTGGCAACGACGTAGTTCATGCCCTTCTGGATCGCATTGGCCAGCCGAGCGATGTTCGTATCGTCGACGGTCAGACCCGCGGCACCTACTGCGCCCGCAACCTGGCCGGTCAGCCACCATGCCAACCAGTCGAACAGCTGCAGGTCGGCGTCGCCGCAGCCGTAGCCATTGGCGAGCTCATCTGCGTCCGGAGCGCGCTTCGTCGCGCTCGCCGCGAAGGGCAAGGAGATTGTGGCCATGGAGGCTCCTCAGATCAGACGCAGGTGTAGGTGTGTGGGTCAGCCGGGCAGATGAATTCCGCGCTCTCGCAGAATCCTCCCCAGCCCTCGCCGAAACCGAAGATCGGTCCGGTGCCGTAGTGGATATATCCCTTGATGCCCGGCGCGATCGGGAGGACGCGGAAGGCAACCGGAACCAACATTGTCTCGAAATCGGAGAGGGCCCGCCCGGGGGCGAGCGTTACGCGCCCCACCCGGCTCGATATCACTGTCGCGGCCTCGCCCCAGAGATGACGCGCCGCGGCTTGTAGTGAGGCGATGTCGTAAAGGCCGAGCACCTGATAGCGCCGGGCCTTCACGAAGCCGCGGAACACCTCGTCATCCGTGATGCAGATGTCGCCGGCGCCGAGCGGCGGGCAGCCGGCCCAGGTCGATCCAGGCTCACAGAAACCGCCGACACGGTCGGACGAGGCAAACGGGCCGGACTTGAAGCCAAAGACCTTCGGTGCTTCGCAGACACAGTGGCACCGCTGGAATCCCAGCCACCTGCCGATCGTCGTGAGCTGATCGCCGCCAGCGCTGTCCAGATCGAAATACTGCGGGACCAAGCAGGCCGCGCGCGCCGCCGCTTCCGTTTCACCCAGAAACGCTCGGATCAATGAGAGGAATTTGGTGGCCTCCCGATACTGAGTGGCGACCTTATCGACTTCCTGCTCGACGAGCGCACCGGGTTCGACACAATCGAAGATGCCGGCGATATCGAAGCGCCAATACTCACTGTCGAATGTGACCTCTTCGCTGTCGAAGGTGAACATCAGAGCAGCGCCGCCGCGCGCCAGATGTCGTCGATCTCAGCCGCATCATAGCCGAGCAGGCCGCCGATCGCCGGGACGAGCGGGTGCGCCCGCTCATAGATCGTCGCGGCCGAAAGCAGCATCCGAGCCGCAAAGCGGTCCTCTGCCGGCAACCCGGCGACCGCGGCCTCCATCGCCGCCGGCAAGTCGCCCCGGGCCGCCCAGGCTTCGGCTTCGGTCTCGGTGATCGCCCCAAGCACGGCAAGCTGCTGCGCAAACTGGCGATCGGAGATCGAGACCGGGACCGGGACGGGCTCGGGCGCCGGACCGTCGAGCGTCAGGATCGCGGCGCCGCCCGCCCATGCCGGGTCGAGGCGGGCGCCGGCAAGGCTCTCATCGCCGGCTGCGATCCAGCCTGTCCCGCGCGCGATCGCAGCAGCCTGGCCGGGCTGGCCGGGCGCCGTCGTCAGCAGGAAGAACCCCGGCAGCGTGACGCGCTCGGAGATGATGACCGGCTCCATGTCGACGGGCTCGCCATAGACGGCATCGGCCGTGACGAGCGCGACCGGCATGACGGTATCAGCCCAACGCTCGGGTTGCGGATCGTCGTCGAAGGATGGCGGCGTGACGCGAAGCTCTGGCAGCGCCGCGATAGCCTCGGCCTCGCCCTCGAAGCACAGGAGGTAATCGATCATGATCAGCTCCACCCACCTTGATTGGAGAGGGCTTGCAGCTTCGTGTTCGACAACCGGCGCGGGTAGATCACGATGCGCTTTATCCGCATGCTGTTGACCGCTCCGGACGACGACAGGACGAGAAGCGGCATGCTGAGAGGGACGACGTATGCGTTGTTCGAACCAGCGAGCCCGCCCTCCCAGGCCCATGCAGCATCGCCGGCTTTCCACGCGACAGCGCTGCGCGCGGCTGGCGTCGCCGGCCACGGCATATTGGCGGTGGCGGAGATCTGCGTGACGCTGCCTGAGATAGAGCGGACGTAGCCATTGCCGCTGCCAGCGGAGGTTCGATAGACAGCAAAGAAGTCAGACAGCGTCCCGACGGTCAGGGTGAACGCGAAGTCGTTCTGACCCGCTGGTGGCTGAATGGCCTCGAACTCGACGAGGATGGTCCCCTCGGCGAGATTGAGCCATGACGACGTCGCAATCTGCAGGCTCTCAGCCGCGCGCGTGACCGTCGAGGCTGTCGTCGGGATGTAGCTCGAGGAAGAGGAACCCTCCTCAATCTGACCACCCCAGACGTAGATGCCGGAGATGCCATCGCCGGTGTAGATGGTATTCCCGCTGGCGTCGGCCAGCGATACGTTCAGGCGAGAATAAGAGCTCGTCGCGTTGCGGAGCGTCTTGATGGAGACCCTCCACCAGCCATTGCCGCAGTTCTCGACCTTCGCAGATGGATTGACACCGGTCGCAGTGAACGCGCCGGTAATCAGGTCGATCGCGACGGATGTGCGCTCGTCCTGCCCGGCGAAGTTGAGGGAATCGACGGTGCAGCGGGTCCGCTCGGCCGCCTTCACAAATATGCTGAGCCAGGACTGGGTGCTGGGGCTCGTCGTGGCGTCAATTGCCACAGCATGCGTGTTGCTGGCAGTGGTGTCCTCAACGACCTTATCAGCTGTGGAGAGGCCGTCCGGCGCAACTGTCGCGTTCGGGACGACGGTCGACCGCGATTTGCCCCAAGCCGCGTTGTCGAGCTGCTCTGAGTAAGTGACCAGATTGGTCCGAGCCGGCTCGCGCAGATAGCCGCGGCAATCCCGCGTGACCGGATCATAGTCAATGCGCGGGACATTGGCCGCTGCCGTCTTCATGAGGCCGTCGCTGTCGAAATAGGTCGCCGTCGATGCGCGTCCGTTAAGCGACCCCGGAATGGCCGCGGCCAGCGCCGGGATGGAAGCGCCGGCATAGAACCCCTTGACCCACTGAACGCCGCGCGTGAAATCGAGCACCGCAATCGGCCGGTCCGGCACACCAGCGCCCGCAATCTCGCGCAGCAGATCGTCGCGCTCGGCAATGGCGAGGATATCCGCCGAGTTCGGCGCGCCGGCGCCGGCAGCACCCTCCGGCAATCCGAGGGTGAGGGTGTAGTTCGGCGCCGTTCCGGTCAGGTTCGCGGTCGGGTTGGCGCCGGGGGCGAGCTTGGTGACCGGGCCGGCGACGAGGGTGAGGCCATCCAGTTGGTCGACGGCCGCAAAAAGCTCGGCGAAATCCTGGTTGATCTTGCCGCCGGCTACCCGGGCGGGGTCGCCCTTCTTGTCGCCGGGATACTGGCCGAGGAGGATCGGGTGCTGAGCCATCTACGCCTCAAACCGGGATGATGGTGATGCGATCGGCCGAAATGGCCATGATCTCGAAGAAGTTGAACGCGATCGGCACAGGCGCGACGGCCGCCGGGGAGCGGCTCGCCTTCACGTCAACGACCTGAACGTTCGGATATCGGCTCTCGACCGCCTGGCGGATCAAGAACTCGGTCAAGTCCTCGCCATTCCGCGGAGGGGTAGCGCCCGTGAGCGCTTCATCGAGCCCCGCGGCGATAGCAAGAGCCGATGGCGGCGGGCAGCCGTTGCGGTCGGCTTGTGCCTGAACCTCGACCTCAATCGTCACGTTCACGATCGTGGGACGGACGATCTTGATTGAGCGACAGAAGCCCTCGATTGTCGTCTCGAGGATCGTGTTGCCATAGGTGCCGATCCCCGGAACCACATAGGCGCGGACGGTCTTGGCGATCTCGTCGTCATCGCCGCCGATGATGGCGACCGCTACGCTATGAGCGCTGATACCATCTGCATCAGCGGCGTCGCCGTCATTCACGTAGGTCTGGACCCAGGTGACGCCGTCGATCGCAGACAGCGCCTGCGTCAGATCGCTCATGTCGATCCGGGCTCGGCCGGCGTTCGTGATCGCGTTGCGGAAATCGATATCGCTCTCGCCCGGTGCGCGGGTCAGGAGGCGCAGCTTCGCGATGCGGTCGAGGTTGACGCCTTCCGCCTGGTCGGGGTCGAGGGCGTTGTAGACTTCCTCGTCAATTTCCCAGTGGGTGGCAGAAAGATCGGCGAAGAGGCCGTTGAGCTGCCCGAGAGGCGATTCCGGCGTCTGGATAACGCCCGGGCCGAACACTAGGCGCATCGCCTCTTCGAGCTCAGCCAGAATTTCGGGCAAGCGCTTCCGCGCGAAACCCGCAGGGGTCACGCCAAATGCCATCGTGCGTATCCAATCAGACTGTGACGGTGACCGCTTCGCCGGTGTTCGTCAGGACGCGGACGCGCTCGACGACCAGCCCTCTGCTGGTGCGGTTGTACGACGAGGAATACTCCTCGATCGAAACCACGCCCGGCGTCGCGACGATCCGGGCCTTGATGATAGCGTCCGCCAGATCCTTTTGGTCGGGCCGGAGCGAGAACACGTCAGCGCGCCAGTCAACACCAGCGCCGAGGTCGAGAAACCACTCGTTCTTCCAGAACATTAATCGCTGGCGAATGTGCTGGCCGATCGCCTCGACGCCATGAGCCATGACGAGATTGCCTGTCTCATCGAGGTGGATGTCGTTGTGGGGCAGGATCGATAGCGAGAGGATGTCGACGGCCATCAGGCTTTCATCCCGTCGATCTTGGCGATCAGCTGGTTGGCGGCCACCTGCGTCGCCGAATCCACCGGTGCGCCGTAATTGACATGATCTCGTATCAGGACCAACGCCGCCTTGACGATGTCGAGCAGGCTGTCGCCGCTCTCGCTTTTCAGGTCGATCTTGCCCGCGGCATTCACGACGAATTTGTCGGAGCCGCTCGGGCCGCCTTTGAGGCCGACCGATCCATCGTCACTGGATCGCATGCCCCGCTTGCCGTCATCCGACCCGACGAACATCCCATCGTCGGAGACCCCTTGCATCGGCGCACTATCGGGATAGCCCCCGGGAAATGCGATCAGATTCGAGATGTCGTTGATCCGCCCCTGCCCCGCGTTGGAGTTTCCACCATTCTCGCGAAAGCTGGTTTGAGGACGGTCGAGCGCGAATGCCGTGAGCGCGTTTCCAGGCTTCAATGGCAAGTGAAAGCCATACCCGCCGCCTCGATACATCTGGATCGGGATGTCGCCGAGAACCGGTGCGACGAACTCTTGGCCGCCGATTGTGGTCGAGACCTTTGGCTGGATCAAAGCGGTCTGTCCGCCAGCAGAATACGCGCTCACCTCCGCCTTCATGACGAAGCGCATGTCGCGGAGCCTGGCGTCGATCAAAGCATCGAACGCCTCCGTCTCAACCCGCCGTGTGGACGACCCTTGATATCCCGCCATCTACTTGACGACCTTGTTGCCTTGGATGCGATTGGCCTCGATGTCGAAATAGAACTCCTGCGCTCGGTTCGAGCCGGAGAAGTCGATCGTGGCCACCCGGAATAAGCCGCCGCCCTGGTCGGACTTCGTCTTGTCGCGACCGCTGCCCTCGTCCTGAAAATCTGACCGGACGTCGATTACCCGATTGGGCTTGATCCTCGGGTTGATCAGGCACCGGACTTTGATGCCTTTGTCGGTCTCTTCCGGCGTGTTGAGGAGGCCCGTCGCCTTCGAGAGGATGGTCACATCGTCGATAAACCGATCGGCTTTGACTATCTCGGCGGTCCCCGATTGGATCGACCAGTAAAACCCATGCTCGCGGCCGAGCGTATCAAGCTCTCGCTTGGCGTAGCCGAAGACGGCGATCGGCTTGGTATAGGCGGGCAGATCGTCGATCCCGACCATCGGCCCAGGCGTGACTTTCGCCATCTGGCCGACGATGTAGCTCGCGACCTCCTTCGGCTTCGTGCCGGCCGGAAAGCTCTTCGAGACGCCGGACTTGTTGACCGCCTCGTCACCGTCACCGATCTCGATCTCGGAAGAGACGTCGGCGCCATCGAGTTTGTTCGTGACGTCCCGGATGGAGCCTTTGATGAGGATGCCGCTCTCGCCTTTCTCGTATTTCACCTTGAGCGTGAGTTGATCGAACTCCTCACCGAGCTTCGCCCTGTTGGAACGCGTCAGATTCCATATCGTGACGGTCCCGGTATTCTGCGACGAACCAATCGTCAGCTTCCCGGAGAAGTCGACCTTCAGTTGCTCGGTAAGCGCAACGTCCGGGCCGTTGATCACGAGAGCGCCGGCCTTGCCCTCGATCGTGACCTCGACCTGACGCATGAACTGGTCACTCATGCTTACTCCGTGATCTGAAACAGTCTGACCCGACCCGAGGGCAGGTTCTCGCGATCAGGTTCGAGATTACCCTGATCCCAATGCATGCAGACGATCTTGCCGATCCCGAAGTGAAACGGGCCGACCAAATCCACGCCCGTCACAATCCTGCGGCCGGTAAGGACGAGCACGTCCTGAATCCATAAAGCGAACGTCCACCGCCCCGACCATTCGTTGAACATCACCCGGAACCGACAGCGCTTGTCGTTCAGCGAGCAGGTGAACTCTTGGTCCACCGCATCAATGATCGGAAGCTCGTAGAGCTCAGCCATCTCATTTCCTACGGGTGATAGCCCTTATCCGATCGCTCTCTCGGGCATGATCGAAGGCTTCTTTCGCTGAAGCCGCCGCGGCTTTGATGTCGCCGCGAGCGGCTTGTTTGACGGCGGCAGCGGCGGCCTTGCGAGCCGCCGCGCACGATTTACAGGTCATCCCTGACTTGCCTTTCCAAGGCTTGCCACGGCGTGCCTAGACGCGCCTTGCCTGCCTTGCCGAAACGTACCTAGCCTCTCCCGGCCAAGCCGTGCCTCGCCTGCCTCAACGCGCCGTGCCAAGCCCCGCCAGGCCCAACCTATCCAAGCCTGCCCTGTTGCCCGAAGGCCGCGAGGTTGAGTTAGAGAACTCTCGCCGAAACTCTTGAGCCTGCCGCGCCAGACCTTGCCTAGCCGGGCCACTCCCTAACGCGCCGTGGCACGCCTGCCTTGGTCAATCGGGCGGTTGACAGGAGAACTCGCCCCGTAACTCCGTCGTCACTGCCGGGTGGATTTCGGCAGATGCTTGATCGTTTCATCGACGACGTCGAAAAGTTCGCTGAACTCCTTTAGGTCGCGGTATCGCTCGCGCCACGCCTGCAATTCCCGCCACGCCCGCTGCAACACCAGCTTGCGGGTCTTCGCCATCGACATAGCGTGGCCAGATTCCCGATAGTGCGAAGTCTCGCCCTCGGGGATATGGACGTAGGCTCTTGCCCTGACCGCCGGCTGGTCTTCGCGCACATAGACCGCGACAACCGCCCGGATGAGCCCCCGCGCCTGGTTGAGCCGGTGTTGGTGGGCGGCGGCGCTATCGTCCCATTCGAAGAACGAGTGCAGCGGGCTATTGTGGTTTCGGGCGTCCGAGAGAACGTCCTCGGGAGTGAGCTCGCCCTTCTGCTGCTGGCGCAGGAGTTCCATGTGCTGCCCGACGAGGGTGGCGTTTTGGATGGCGCCCTTTTGGAAGCGAGCGCCCTCCGCGAATTCAAAGCCAGCGATTTTCATGCCCCGATCCTTTCCAGGTCGGAGGCAGTGGCGACATGGTACATGCCGTTCATGCCGTCCTTCTCGGGGCGCCACTCGCCGACGCCGACCGCGAAGCCTGCCGTGTTGAGCAGGTTCAGGATTTGGCTCTCGCTCAAGACGTTCGCGTTGTAGCGAACGAGAATCTTGGCGTGCCAGTTGGTGAACTCGCCGCGATAGCGGAGGTCGGCTGTGCCCATCCCAACGCGCACCATGTCCTCGCGCATCGACGGCGGTCCACCCTCGATCCTCACGAGATTGACCCGCGATTTGCAACCTTCGAAGGCGCCCTCGACATCCGCATCCTCGCCGAGGACATGGAATGCCTGCCGAGCTGCGACCTTCGTGATGCCAGCGACAGACGTCCCAGCCGTGACTGCCGCGCCCTTGAAGGCAACCGAGGGGAAGCCATAGCCTCCATCAGGGAGCCGGTAGAGCGAGGCGTCGAAGTCGGCGCGGGGGTCTTTCGCTTCGCGCGCTCCCTTGGCCTTCTTCTGCTGCTTGTCGAGCATCTCCTTCTTCGCCTTCATCGACCAAGCGTGAACGATGAGCGGGGAATCGCCGACGAGAGTGACTTCCATCAGCCCGATCTTGAGAGCGGGCAACTCAATGCCGAGTTCTTCTTTCTTCGCTGCCATGATTATCTCCAACGGCGCCCGGCCCGGCAGGCCTGAGACGCACAGGTTCGCTTTCGCGAAACCGAGCGCCGTTGAAGCTCTCGAATTCCGCGTCTTTCACCGCCCTGCCGAGGCGGATGTCAGTCGGTATTAGTGACGTTCAGGCGCCGCGAGCACGGCGGCGATTGCGGCGATCTCCGAGAGATCGTCAGTGTCGAGCATCGCGTCGCGAAGGATGACCTTCGCCCTCAGCCCGCGCTCTGTTCGATCAGCTGGCCGGGTCGCCTTGATATGAGCCGCAAGCAGCCGGGAGCGCTTAGCGAAATCCTCGCTGATGTCTTCGAGAAGGCCGAGGCCAGCGTCACCGAACCGGGGTTGGTTCGAGAAAGCGATGAGCTGCTCGGTCAGGCTTTCGAAGACCTCATAGAGAGCGCAGGATTCCGCGAGCTCGAAGCCAGTGAATTCAGATGGCGCTGTCGCCGCCGAAGAGGTCTGCTGCTCACGCATCGACCAGCACCTTCATCGCGCCACCCGAAACGGGGGCCGGTTTCGGAGCCGGGACAGCGAAGGCCGCACCGTCGTCGCGCTCCGAGCGCTCGAAAGCGCGGCGGAGACCCGGGTCACGGAAGAGACGAGACAGAGGGGTCGAAAATCCCGTACCCGAAGAGGGCGCGGAGGTGCTATTGCTGAACACAGCCTGTGCCATGGGTCACTCCATCGGCTTGGTTAGAACCGGGCTTGAGGCTCCACCCTCTTGCTCGGTTCGCTATTATATGGCACACAGAAATTATGCCGTCAATATCTGTCCCACAAAAAAAGAGAGGTCGCCCTGCGACCGGCGAAACACCTCGCGTTGGTGTTCGGCTGCCTGACGAAATCACGGCGGCGATCGATACTTTCGCGGCTGATCAACAGCCGCCGCTAACCCGCTCTGAAGCCGTCCGCACGCTCGTTACCGAGCAGCTCACGACCCTGGGCCTCCTGCCTCACCGCGAAGACCCGGAGGGTGCAAACTGATCGTTTTGCCCCACACACCCATGCCGATCCAGTGAGCAGCAACCAACTAAATTTCACTGCAGCGATACGGAGACAGTGATGTCGATAACTGTTAGCGCGCGACGAGTTTTAACGTCCGGAACTATAGTTGCTCAGAAAAATGACAGCATATCGATTGAACCGTTTGCCACAGACCCTCAATACAAAGTTGATTTGATACTCAATTTCGAAGCAACCGATGAGGACGGGATAAAACTCATTCCCGCAGAAGACGGTCGATTAGGCTGCACGATATATCTTAACTGCTCGAAAGAGACTACCGAGGTATCCACGTCCGCTCCCATTGTTTTTGCTGAAAGCAAGTCAGCAAATGAGGAATACGTTATCGATATAGCGACCAACAGAATTGGTGCCATTGAAAGATTTACTAAAGTTATTTTTTATACGATTTCCGTCCAAGGCCTTACATCATGAGCGATATATCAAAACCATCCCGCTCTAATAGCAAGCCGCCTGCGAACACAGACACAGCCGCCAAAAAAATGGAATTGGGATTGATGGGCGCCATTCTGGGCGGATCTCAAAATGCGCCCGTCGCCGCTGCATCAATACTCGGTTTTTTTTCGCTAGTTGGCGCGATCGCTCTACTTGTGTGTAGTAAATCCGAACACGCGTTTGAGGCGTTTAAAACATTGACGGGCCTCACCGTAGCCTGCCTCTCCTTCATCGGCGGGTCTTACACCGGCAAATCAAAGTAGCCGCCCAAGTGGCTACAGGTTGAATCTAACGATTGAATCGACTCTTTCCCCAGCGCGTGGTCCTGTCTTTTGCCATCGCAGGAACGTCAGCATGTCGAACGATAAACCGCCACCTCCTCCGCCGCCGCAACCCTCTGCTCCGCCGCCCGATCGAATGGGCGTCAAGGACGGCATACGACCGCCCAAAAGCTAGCCGTCCAACCAACGGCGCCGGCCAAGGCGACGAGCCCGCCGGCGCCGACTGAAATCGGGCCGAGCCGCTTCGCCATTCGAAGCGCCTTCGAAGCCACCGTGTTGACGTCAAAATTGTTGCTCTGCCCAGCCAGCGACTGGGCGAGATACGCTTGGATCAAGTCGGGTTCCTCGACGTCCCCGGTCGCCCACTGCCAGAACTCCGCACCTTTCCCCGGAAAAGCAATCTTCGCGGTCTTCATCGCTGCCAGACAGTAAGCGCAGCCGATGAGTAAACCGATTGCGGCGACGCTGGCGCTGTGCGCGACCCAGTTCTGTGCCAGCGGCGCCTTTCCCTCCCCAACCACGCTAGCAACCGCAGCCGACGCGAGCGCGGCGGCCAGTGTTACATAGATCCTGAAGAGTGCGAGAGATCGTTGATCGGTCACCAGCAGGAGGTTGAGGATTGCTGCGTCCCTGGCTCGGATGTCGTCGAGGATGTTCTTCAGATCGATCTTGGCCACCGGGACGAACTCCTCAAAAATCCCATTGCCAGAGATAACGCGATGTCGGTGAATAGCGCCATGACCGACAACGAAATGACCGAACGCCTGGACCGCCTTCAGCAGGAGGTCGGACAGTTGCGCGATATAGCGATCATCCAGACGGTGATCCTGCAGGCGCTAGCGCTGAAGGCGGGGATCGCGCCCCAACATCTCCAAGCGGCTAGCCCTGTGCCTATCCCACCGCCGGGCGACCTCATGGATATGCTCAACGCGAAGGATTAGTACGCGCCCTGAAGGATGGTCTCGGCGCGCTGGCCGCTCGGCGTCAGTCCCGGCTCGACCTTCCGCGCCTGAACCTCGCCGCGGTTCGTCTTCGCGTTGGCCTTCTCGGTCGATGACCGCCCCGTCGTTTGCGTGGAGACGACGATGACTTCCTGAGCCGTCGCCGTGAATTTCAAGACCTGCGAGTATTCCGCCGACCGCTCTGCGCTGAGCGATTGGAGCAACATCGTCTGGTAGATTTCCAGGCCGGTGACGAGCGTGAACAGTTCCGGCTTCTTCTGCAGGGCAAACAGAGCCTGATATCCCGCCCTCGCCCGCTCTGACGCGATGACACCCTCCAACGTCACCGTTCGGGCTTTCCGCCAGGCATGGTCGGTGATCTCAGCGCCGCGCTCGATCGGGTGCTGGGCAACCTCGAGCTCGCTCTCATGCTGTTCGCTGATGACGACGTCGATGAAGACGCCGCCAATGTCGCGAGAGAGGAGAACACAGGTCATCCGATTCGACTCTTGTCCAAGAGGGTGTCAGCGTCCAGCCGCGACCTGGGAGGCTGCGCATGTTTGAAGATGCTGAAATCGGTATCCCGTGCCCTGGCTGCGGCGAGAAGAACCCCAATCGTGTTGAGGCTGACGAATTGATCGCCGGACTGGACCAAGTCGACCAGACCATGGCGGATCTCCGGAAAGCGTTCGGCGGCGGCAAAAAGACGATCAAGATCAAGCTCTGACGAGTCGAATTCCAGCTGCGCTATCACGGCGATCCAGACCCTGATGTTGCGGTGTTGGCAGATTTGGCGAGCAACGGAGCGATGCCGGCCTTGATGGCGCTTGTGATCGCGTCCAGACCGGAGACGGTGACGTTGTTCGTCACGTTCTGGGTTCGCTTATCTGCGTTCTGCTCGCGGTTGTCGGTATTGTTGATGGTTTGATCAGCCTTGGACGCTGCCTGTCCCTGGACCTTTTGAAGCGACTGATCATTCAACCGCTTCAGCAACCTAGCTTGATATGCGTCCAGAATGCGTTGGTTGTAGCGATCCTCTGACCGCTTAGCTGCATCCTGCGCTTCCTGCAGAGTCGTCGGCTTGCCGAGGTTGGAGGCGCGATTACGTTCGCGATCAGCCTCCGTCCTCGCGTCGTACTCCGTATTGGTTTCAGCAATCAGCCCAAATTTCTTGCCGAGCTGAATCAGCACGTCGGCGAAATTATTCAGCGGGTCGATGACCTTTTCGGCCATGAACTTCGCAAAATCGCTGAACGGCTTGGCGATCGCGTCGCCGATCGTCGCCAATTTCTGCTGTAGCTCGGCGAAGCTCTTCGAGAGCGCTTTGGCCCGCTCTTCCTCTGCGGTCGTCGGGCCTGGCGCTCGGCTGGCAGCCGCAAGCGTCTCCTGCTCAAGGCGCTTCGCGGTGTATTCCTTGAAGACCTCTTGCATCTCGGGGCCGATCCCGAATTCATCGGCCTGCTTTTCTGCCTTGACCCTAAGATCTTCGGCTTTGGCACGCTTCGATTTCGCGACCCGAGGCGACTTTGATCCACCCGCATCCTTGTTCAGCTGGCGGATTTTTTCCTGCTCTCGAACAAATGACTGCAGCGCCTCGTATAGCGCAGAGCTGCTATCTTTCGCTTTGGTACGGTCGCGCGGATCCACGGAAGAAATCTTGGCATCCTTGAGTGCCTTGATGGCCTCATCGTCGCCCTTCCGAGCCTCTCGGATTTTCTCGCCGAGCTTCTCGACGGCGCTGTCGACGAATCCGCCAGAAGTCTCGGCGTTCGATCCGGTAGCGGCTTGCACCATGTTCTTCAACACGGCGAGTTTTTTGGCGTCTGTGCCCTTGCCGATAGCGTCGAGCTGCAGCTCCCGCCGCGCTCGGGCCGCACGCAAGCCGGCTGCTGCAAACGCTGCGCCGAGGGCGGCAACGCCCACCGCAGCCACCGCGGTGGCTGTGACGAGACCAGCAACGCCCAGAGCAACCACGCGCATCGCGGTGCCGAACTTTGCCATTCTGGCAGTTGCTGGCGCCGCCGCGCGTGCGGTTTTCTCCAGAGACTGCTTCAGCGGGTTGAGGGCCTGCGCCGCCTTCTTCGAGGGGGCGACGGTCGCAAGTATCCCCTTCACGAACTCCTTGACCCGCTGCATAGCGCGCTTGAGGGCTTCGATCCCGTCAACCACGAACCCAAACTTGGCTACGAGTTCATCGACGACCATCCGGTCTGCCCACTTTCTTGAATCGCGTCGCTGTGCTCAACGTGGTGCGATTGATACGGAGGAAGCGCAATGAAGCGAGGCATTCGTCTCATGTTGCCGGCGATGATCCTGATCATCAGCGCGTCGGCTCTGGCTCAGACAACCACCTCGTGCACTGGCGATTCGTGTGAGGTCACTGAGAACGGGCAAACGCGGAGGCTCTCCAAGAAGGAAGTCGACCGGCACTATCGCCAGCAAAATACTAACTGGCTCGGCAACATCAAATGCGGGTACTCAGACGATCGCCCCGCTTGTGAGGGCCACACGAAAGAGTTGAAGCGGCTCTTTTCCAATTAGGCTGTTTTCCTGTTTGCAGCGGCCACCGCTCGCCTATGACACGTCATCTTGACGTCCATGATCTCGTGAAACCGAGCGACGTCCATCAGCGTGTAGCGATCGGAGACTTCCGCCCAGGATGCCAGCGGCGGCTCGCAGATCACCGGCGCCCACAGGAACATCTCGTCGGCGATGAGAGGGGCGATGCGCTCGATTTCGGAGGGCGACAGGGCTACGTCTGCGGCATCAGCCGCATGATTCGCGCTCCTGCCCGACCGAGCGCGCCCCCACGAAAAAAACTCTCGAACTGGACGGTAGCCGCCCAGCTGGCGACTTCGATCAGCTCGCCGGGGTCCTGCAGATTGGCATCGACGACGACGGGCTCGTTGTCGACCCGGCAGGTGCGGGCAAGGTCGGAGGCGAGCGCGATCGTCGCGCCGAAGTCATAGGCGATGATCGTGCCCGAGAGCTTGTCCCAGAATTCCGCATCCACCTGGACGCCCTTCAGGGAAAGGCTTTCGCCTTCCTCCTCGGCGATAACGCCGAGCATCGGGATCACCGGGGCGACGAACTTCATGAACCGGCCGGCAAGGGCCAGAGCTTCAGTCGCCGGGAGAGGTTCGCACTTGAACGTGCGGTTGCCGATCTTGATCTCAGACATGCTCAGCCTCAGGACGTATAGGCCAGCTGGTCATCGACCCAGCACGGGCAGAAGATCGAATATTCCCGCTCCTGGGCGTTCTTGCCCTCGGAACGGGTCGGCATCTTCGTCAAAACCGCAGTGGTGCAAGACCCGCTCTCACCGTTGATCGAGTTCACGACGGAGATGTTGAAGGGCTTCGGGATGCCGCCCGACTTCCGGACGCGATCCTTGTTGATCAAAACCTGATTGAACGGCGAGTTCAGCATCAGTCGGATTGTCACAGTCGCCGCCCGGCTGGCGGAGAACGAGACGATCGCCGTGCCGTCGGCGCCGACGACCGGAGTGCCGGAATCCTCGAATGGCTCGATCGTCACGGCGTCATCGCCATCATAGAAGCCCTGCACGCGCTGTCCGTCGATCGTGACGACGACGCTGTCGAAACCGTAAGCCCCGTAGATCGGGCAGTTCTCACCGGCCATGGGAAATGTCCTCTCGGGATCAGAAGGTGACGATCACGTTGACGGTCACGTAGTGGATGGCGCCCGCGTAGCGGAATCGCACAGTGATCGGCGGCCCGATCCGCTGGCGACGCCGTGCGACGGTCTGATCTTCGACGCGGGCCGGCGCGATCTCGTAGGCGCGGCGATACTTGCCCTCGTCGTCGATCGTGTCCGCGATCAACCCCGCCGCCTGGGCGATATTCATCACAGGCACGATGCCGGCCTGGCAAAGGAAGGCAACGCCGTTGTTGTCGTAAGGGATGCGGGCGTTGTTCAGCAGGACGCCGAGAATCTGTTCCTGAAGGCGCCACTTCACCCAGATCGCGAAATGGGTCTCGTCGATGAAGGCGCCCGACCCAACCGTTCCCTCGACGAGGAACACTTCGCCGCCGATGTTGACGACGGCGTTCGCCAGATGGCCCTGCGACTTGTCCAATCCGCTTGACGGGACAAAGCCCGTGATCGCTTGGACGACAGCGCTCGTCTTCTCCAGCGCAGGCACCCCGGGCATGGAAACGAACTTCATCGAATAGGCTTGACCGGAATCGATGCGACCGGCCCGCGCCTCAGCAAAGTTGGCGTTGTCGAAGTTCCGGCCCGCTGCATAGCCCAGCGCGGAGATCGCGGCGTAGGCGTCGGCGCTGGTGTGATAGAAAGCTGCCGAATGCTCGTACTGGCGGCTTTCGAGATACTCAGCGAACGAGCCGCCGTAGTTCGGCTTTGTGGCCGTGTGCGTTCCGCTCTGCGTGCCCGTGGTGACGATCGCCGAGCCTCCAACCACATCCGTGACCGTGAACGTGTTCGCAGTCGGAGCGGTCTTGACGAAATACGTCACCCACGCCGTCAGGCCAGTCGGCAGCACGCCGGTGGTCGTGAAGACAACCGGATCATCCACCGCCAGCGGGTGCGCAGTCCAGGTGACGACACCGGGGCTCGCGATCGTCATGGTGACGGTGGCGGTATCGTCTGGAACGGCGGCCGCGCTCTCGGTGTCGATGTCGTTGCTGTCGCCGCCGAAGATGACGTCCCGAGCTTCAGCCCAGTCGGACAGTGCGCGCTGATCGGCGGTGTCGTTCAGTTCCTTGGTGTGCGTCAGAAACAGCCAGTTCGGATCGTACGCAGTGATAGCGTCGATTTCGCTCAGGATCGCGTTGGCTGGATTGCGATAGGCAATCTTGAGCTGACGAACGCCGACGCCATCGGTGCGCTGGAACAGGCGCAGCGCGGCCTTATAGGCCTCGTCCGTCGGCGAAAAGTCCGACGCCACCTCATCGGCGTCGTAATAGACCTTCGTGCGGATGGTCGCATCAACCTTGCCGGCCTTAGCAACGGGCTGGAGGAGAAGCACCGTGTTCGTCGCGCGGATCGTAGGGAAGCGATCCTTGAACGAGACGATGACGTCGATGACGCGCGAATAGGGAAGCTGACGGGCCATTGGCGCCTCTCAGTTGAAAAGGAAACGGCTGCTAATCAGGAGCGCGAGACGGAGATGTCCGCAGTGTTGATCGTCTGATTGGCGATCTGGCCTTCGACGGCCACATCGACACCGTCGATGACGTCGATGATCGTCTTGGTCGCGACCAGACCGCGCATTTCGAACGTGAAGACCGCTTTGCCCTGCCAGCGTTGCTGATCGAGAGCAGGAATGAACCGCGGCTCTTTCATCTCGGCCACGATCCAGGGCAGAAGCCCGATCGATGCCGCGGGACGATTCATCGCAGAGCAAATCGACCGCGCTCGATCAAGAGCGTTCTCGGCATATATTTCGACGTCGATCAGGAAGCCGCGCGCTCGGGTCGACGTCTCTACGACACGATCCAGACCAGCGCCTGGATAGGCGATCTCGTCGTACGCGTAGCATTCGGTTTCATTGAGGTCGCGCTCCGAGAGCAACTGCATGACAGCATACGGGCCCTTCGGCCGCGAGGCGTCCTGCCAAGCGCGTCGGACATCCGAGAGTGCCAGATGAGCGGGGTCGATCAACTTCTGATCAGTGTCGACCGCTACGATGAAATCGTAGAGCCGATCATAAATCGCGTCCGTCGTGCTCACGCACCAACCTCGCAATAGCTCGATAGAAGCCGCCTTCGGCTCGATCCTGAACTCGCACGATGCGATAGGCCTCGCCGCGGGCGTTGATGACCTCGTCGGCGCCTTGTTGGTCGTCTTCGTCGGAGGTGTTGAGCGGCGTTCGCGACCAGACGGTTACCCATGCCTCGGTGCGCTGGCCTTCAGGCACATCACGCATGTCGCGTTCGGATGGCGCTTGGATAACGGCGCGGATCGGCGTCTCTACCGGCTCCCCCCGGGTCGCCTTGCCTTTGACGACGGTCGGCGGCGGATAGACCCGCAGCGTACAGGGCCGAGCCATCATATCGACGGCCAAGCCAGCGAGCTCAAACATCAGTCCGTCACCTGGTGCGTGATTGAGCCAACCAAGCGAGCTTGGTCGATAAGCGGCTTGCTTGAGCCCTTGATCTCAACCGTTAAGGGGGCGTTCGGCGCGAAACCACCGCCTTGGATGGTCGATTGAGTGAGGCCTGCACCAACTTGCCCGAGACGATTCAATGCAGTGCGGAGGTCAACCTTGCCGGCCACGACCTGCTCGGCGATCTTCCGAAGATCGTTGCGGATCTTCGACTTGTTGTTGTGGACCATGACCTCAAGAAACGGCCGGCGCGGGATCGGTCCGCCAAAGCCACCGATCGTCCGGCCGCCGCGCTTGACCGAGAAGCCCTTCCCGCTGCCTGCCGTGCCCTCGTGATTCCAAATCGCGATCTGAACGAGGTCTGCATCCGATTTGCCAGCCGGTAGCCCAACCTTCACCGACTTCGGCCCTTCACAAGCCTTGCTGATGTCAGCGACGCGCTTTTCCATGTCGCCGGTTCGGCGAACGTCGAGTGTGACCTTGAGCATCAGACCAGCGCCACAGCAGGTTGATTGCGACGCAGGAGCTGCAGGTAGCGCGAACCGAAAGCAGTTGAGCCGTACCCGCTCGCACTCGAGCCCCCCGAATTCCCGCCAGATGCGAGCTTGGCCGTGACATCGCCAACCTTCGCCTCGGAAAGCACGCCAGCGGCAATTGCACCCCCAACGGCGCCCAAGCCCAAGCCGTCGGTGATTGCGCCATCGACGACAAGGATATGCGCGGCTAGGTACAAAATCGCGGGCTGATAGTCCGCCTCAATCCAGCTCTCATCAACGGAAGACGAAGCCTCCTGGATGGCGAGCGTCACTGTCGGATCGCCAACCGCGGCGAACGCCGGAAACTTGGCTCGGAAGTCGGCCGCGGTTGGGAGAGTATAAGGCACCGCCTCACTCCTGCGAAGGGTTGGTCACGGTGTAGAGCGGAGCCTTGGGCATGGCTCAGTCCTTCTTTCAGGTGGCTAGAGCCGCATCGACGCGCTTCTGCAATTCCGCGGCGTCCCAGCCGTGAAATGGCTTCTTCCCCGTCAGTTCCGAATATTCACCCCGAAGGCGAGCCAGAGCCGATCTGCCTTCATCGAGAGGCTTGCCGCTATCCGGTTCTTCCTGGCCCCCGCCATTGCGCACCTCGGAAACCTCCAACGCGAGGCTGGCGCGCATCACAAGCACCTGCTCTTCAGAGAACCGCGCCGGTTCGGTTTCCCCAAGAGCCGGCAGGAGCAGGATGCCATCGAGGGATACCAGCTCGAAGGGCGCGTTCACCCGGTTGCGCACCACCAGCCGCTGTTCCGACGACGAGACCGGAACAGCCAGAGTGTTGGCATCGCTTCCCAGCTTCATCACGCCGGAGGCTCCAGGATGCCGTCGAGATAATAGACGGTCGCGGTCGTGAGGAACTCCAGGCCGCCGGTCCGGAAGATGCCCGGCACTGCCCAGTTCAGCGGGCCGTCACGGTAGACGGGCAGGAACTGATGCGGCATCGGGAGATGCAGCTTCAGGTAGTCCTGATCGTTCTTGTAGGCGACCAAGCGCCCGCCCCCGACGACAGTCTGGGTCGAGGCAGTCCGGAGGAAATCCACCGCGCGCACCGTCAGAGGCCTGCCGGTCGCGAGCGTGTAGACGTTCGTCCGCAGGAGCCACGTCAGGATCGTGTCTGTCCCCAGAGTGTTGAACGGGGTCGACGCGATGTAGTTGTAGGCCTCGATCGGCAGCAGGATCGTGTCCGCGTACTCGATCGCATTGGTCGCGGCATTGGTCCCCGTTAGCGCCTGGTTGATGTCGCGCAGGATCTGTTGCGGCGTCTTCGTGCCGGTGCCGTTGTTGGCGACCCAGTGGCGAGTCGAGCCGGTGCCGTCGTTTGCCGCGGCCACAGGGGTGACAGCGCCGTTGTTGATGAGCCCCGGAATGCCCTTCTCGCTCGATCCGCGGACGACGAGATCGAACATGAACTTGGTATAGACGAGGCGAGCCGCTCGGGCGCGACGATCAGGCAGGGTGCCACCGACCTGGATCGCGGTGTTCACCTCCTCGATGTTGTACTGGTAGCCGATGGCCGCCAGATGGAACGTCATGCGCCGCGCGTCCTGCGTGACATCCGCCATGGGGATGTCCTTGGCGGCACCGGACTGCCAGTTCGCCTTGCCGGACAGGTCAGACGTGTACGTCATCACGCCCGGAGACCACGCCGGACCGGAAGTGTCGACGAACGCGAGGCGCGAGAAGTCCCAGTCGGGGTAGCGCGCCTCGTAGACACGCTGGTTGATCTTGTAGGCCTGGCCCTCGACGAACGCGAGCGCCTGCGTGTCGGTGACGAGACGCGGCCCGTTGTTATGACCGATGAGATTGTGCATGGATCAGGTCCCCGAGACCGAGAGCGAGGGAACGGGCCGGCGGTAGCGGACAATGCCGACCGACCCATTGGAGCCATCCTCATCGAACTGAGCGCCGGGGATGGTGACGACCGTCGCGGATTGTGCCGCGCCGGTCCACGTGCCGTTGGCCGTGTTGAAGCGCGCCTGCGCGCCCTTCGTGACGTTTGCGCCGAGCAGGACGCCGATGACACCGGATTCGCAGACGCCGACATTGTCGTACTGCGCGTAGGTGTCGCCGGGGCGGGGCAGCACGAGGCTGGCCTCGGAGATGCCGAGCACGTTGCGACCGGTGGTGGCGTCGACGATCACGCAAGTATGCGCGCCGGTGCCGGGCATTACGGGGACGCCGAACGACAGAGTACCGGCGCCCTCCTTCGTCAGCGTGATCGTGTTCCACTCCTCCATGTTGGCGCGGCGGCCAACGGCATAGGCGGAGATGTTCTGCTTGAAGGTGAGTGCCATCGATCAGGCCTCCTTGCGCCAGGCGTTCATGTTAGTGACGCTTTTTTCCCAGGCAGCGTCGGCCTGCTGGCGGGCATCGCCGACCTGCTTGAGGCCGTCGATCGAGAGGCGACGAACGGGGTCCGGATCGGCCGGCTTCACGTCCTCGGCGAGGATGTCGAAGCGTGCATCGATGTAGGCCGCAGCCTTGTCCTTCACCGCCTCATCGCCGAGCTTGGCAGCCACGACCGCCTTGCGGATGTCGGCGTCGGACTTGCCGTCAGTGGCGACGCCGGGAGCGATGGCCTTGGCCTTGGCGACCAGATCGCCGCGCCCCTGAACCAAAGCATCGAGCGCCGCACCGTCCACGATCTTGCCTTTGAGGGCGTCAATCTCGGCGTCCTTCTTGGCCAGGTCGCCGTCCTTGGCGGCAAGATCCTTGTCCTTGGCCGCGATAGCCGCGGCATGGTCGCTGACGAGCTTGTCGTTCGCCGTCTTGCTGTCTGCGATACGGCCGAGCAGCGTGGTGATCACGGTGGCGCCCTGATCGGTCACTTCGATCGGGATGCCATCGACGGTAACCGTCTTCAGGGTCATGTGAGGGTCCTTCACAGGAGGGATCGCCGCCCAGGAATCTCCGATGCGGCATTGGGGACCGGCGCGGCCGGCGGCGACGATCGCGAGGTGGTTGCCTCGGATGTTCTTCTGAATGGCGTCGTAGGCTTCGCCGGCGGGCGTGGTGCCAGCGGTGAAATCGAGGTCGCAGGCGTAGCCCATGGAGAGCTCGCGCTTGCCGGCTTCGACGGCGTCGATCGCCGCCTGGTCCATGACCGTCATCGGCACGCGGACGAATTCGCCGTCGCGGGCGATATCGCCGCCGGTCATGCCGACGCTGTGCTGTTTCCAGTTGCGGGCGCCTACGGCCTCCGCCGGGTGGTCGTTCGTGACCGGGCGGTGCGCGAACGAGGCGAGCGCGTCGTTGCTGAAGACCTCGGCCTCGGGCCGGAACACCCTGACCTGCTCCATCTCGGGCTTCCCGACCTCGCGGCCGAGATAGATCTGGATTCCGGTGCGGGCGACCTTAGCGTCAGCCACGAGGTAGCCATCCCCGGTCCGGCGCGTGCCGGATAGGGCGATCTTGTCGGTGAAGAGCATGTTTCTGCCTGTGGATTGCGCGGATAGCGCGCTGACGCAGGTGTCGAATCAGATTTCGCGTGCTCTCCTGCGATTCCCACGAAGGAGAACTTCAATGGCTAACGTAAAAGGTCCCCGCGATCACTCCCCGAAAGTCGAAACCTTGGCCGGGAAGACATTATCGAATCCAAATGCCGGTAAGGTCGCGAAGACACTTGCAGCAGCGGTGCTCGCTCACTCCGACGGAAAACCCTCGGGAAAATCGTCGGGCGGCAAAAAGAAGTAGAGCTAGAACTCGATCATTGCTCGGGGCGTGCACCGACAATTTATCGGCTGGCCCGGATGCCCATCGCTGGGCGGCTTGGACCATTGAAAGGTCTTGCCCGCGCGTGCCCAGTGGGACGGCCGGGCGTTCGGATACTTGCCGTCGGGGTTGCCGCGAACGCGCTCGTCGAGCGAGGTCGACCAGACGTATTCCGTGACGCCCATGGCGGTTTGCCGGATGCGGTTCAGATCGCCGTTGAAGCTGGCGGCCTGATCCCGGGCGATGAGCTTGGCGCGGCGCCGGGCCATGCCGAACTCGGTGGTGATGATCTTCTCGATCTCGCGGTTGTTGAGGCCGCGGGTTAGAGCGTCGAGCAGCTTGCTCGAGAGCCGGCGCGCGACATCCTGAGATAGGCCCCGGATCAGCGAGACGTTGCGGAGTACCGCGGCGTCGATCGTGGCGCCGATGCCCTCGGCTTGGAGCACGGCGCCAAGGTCGATCCCGAGTGCCGACCGCACGGCCTCATTGAACTTGCGCTTGTTGCGACCTTCCTCAGTGTCGAAGGCGTCGCGCCATTCCGAGCGCAGGCCGTCGACAAACCCGTCAGCGAAATCACGCAGCGCCCTCATGGCACGCTCGAACCAATTCAGGTCGTCGCGCATCATCTGGTTCTTGGCCGAGATCGAGGCCGGCAGCACGTCCTGCGCCACCTGCCCCGCCATCCGCTTCAGAAGCCGGTTCGTCGGCGCGAGGAGCGCCATCTCGAATGCGACGGTTGCCGAGATCGGCCGCAGAATAACTCGCTTGCGCTTGGTCGCCTTCGCCTCGCGCATCCATGCTTGGACATTGATGTTCACGCGGCGTTCGCCTATATTGACTTCACGTCGTGAGCGTTTCGGGCGTTCAGTCCAGGGGGGCCGCAAGGCCGGCATTGGACATCACGACTGCTTCTTCCACATCGTGACTGCTGCAAGGCGCTTCTTCCGGCGCTGCACCTCTGCAATGTAGGTGTAGCGAACGCCGCCGATGGTCTTCTCGACCTCGATACGCGGCTCCCCATGCTTGCCAGTGGCCTCGGCTTTCCTAATCGCGTTCGGCGCCCGCAGGATCTGACGAAGGGCCGTGAGATCGCTCGGCCCGACGTCTAGCTGGCCGCGCTTCGCCTCGCCGCTGCCATGCTTCCGGAAGATGTGCGCGACCGCCTGGCTTCCAAGCAAGTGCCGGAAACCCGACATGTCGACGCCGGTCAAATGCGAGATCAAGTCAGCCTGCGCGACCGGCCCCAAATCGGCGCGAACGAATGATCCCGAGCGCTGTCGCCCAAGCTCTACCGCGTGGCCGACCGTGATCCATTTTCCGTCCGGCCCGCGCGGCTGCGCGGGGTCGAAGGCGTCATGAAAAGGGCGGTCGCCGGTTCGCGTACCTCCCTGCTCTTCAGCGTTAAGGCGCGCGGCCTCCTCGTCCTTGTCCTCGGGCTCGTCGCCGAACTCTTCCAGCGCCGCATCAAGGCCGGGGAACGTCCCATCCTCGACGAACATGTTCTGCACGCCGCGGGCGAAGGCCGGATCGGGGATCAAGCCGGTGTCGGCGATCGCCTTGACCGCCTGCGCCTTCTTCAGCGCGACCTCGGACTTCTCGACCTCGGTCATCTGCCAGAGCGGCGCCCAGGTGTAGTGGACGGCAGGCGGGCGTTTCCCGAGCGCCGAGCGGATCAGGATCTCGTCGAGGCGAGACAACGCCGGCCGAAGCTCAAGGTTCTGCCCTGCACTGATCCTGTCGTAGTAGTTCCGGATATCGCTCTGCCCGGTGGACTGAAGCCCGCCCGGCGTCTGCCCGAGCAACCGCGTGGCCGGGATGTCGGCAGCGCCCGAGGCGATCTGCAGGTAGGTGTTCAGGACCTCCGGCAGGGTCGCGAACGAGATTTGCTTGTGGTCCCATTCCTCTTCGCCGTCGATCATCAGCGTGTTGGTGATCGACTTGCCGGTGTTGGCCAGCGAATAGCGCTGCAAGATCTTGGACCGATATTCCTCGGTCGCCAGGTTCTCCATGAAGCCCGGCACCTTGACGATATCGACCTTCGCCTCTTGCAGCATGGCGGCAATGGCTGCGGCCGCGCTCCCGGCCTGCATCACGGCGTCATAGACCGCCTGCAGGACCGTATCGCCCCAGCCGTCATAGGCCATCACCCGGTCGGGAATCTCGGCACCGACGAAGCGCACCACCCGCGAGGGATGCACGTCGACCATGCCGGCCTTCCCGGCCAGGGAATACTTGATCGGCTCCCCGTAGAAGGGCGAGAGCGGGTCCTGATCGAGCTCGCCGGCGATCATCTCGTGCCGGCTGAAGACGTGCAGGTATTTCAACCCGCCGGCGCCGATTCGATCGGGCCGAAGTTCCTGCATTGGGTCGGCATCGCCAGTCCCGATGAATAGCACCGCGCCGCCATAGAGCCGCGCCAGCTTGCGGACCTGCATGACCTTCCGCTGAACGGAAAGCCTTGCCTCCTCCGCCTCGATCTCCTCGATCTGCGGCTTGTCAGCCTGCCAGTCGCGCCACTCTCGCGTCTCGTCGAACGCGGGAACGTCGATGATCTTCCGGGCGATCCAGTCGCCGCGGTAGGCATTGTCGACCTGGCTCTTGTCGAGCAGAGGCAGCACGAACATGCCGCCCGCCGACTTGTCCCTGACGGTCCCCAGCCCGGACATCAAGTTCACGAGCGTGTCGGACGTCAGGGCCATGCATCAACTCACATTCGCCAGCGTGAAGCGCGAGCGGTCGAGCAGCGCGTTGAATGCCCTGCTGGTGCTGTCCGCGTCGTCGTCATGCGCGGCCTCGGGGAATGCCTCCAAGGCGGAGAACCATTTCTCATTCCATGATCCGCGGAGGACCAGGACGTTCCCGGCCTCGGCCTGGGCTGAAAACGGGCTGAACCGGGTGACCTTGTCGCCGGACTCTGGCGATGACCGCACGACATACCCGCTGAGCATCTTCGTCAGGTTTTGCACCTGAGACTTGCCGGCCTGGCCGGGGTCTTGGGGCAGCGAGATATGTGCCTCGCGGCCATCGTCGCTCGCCGTATTCTTGATCAGCGTTTCGACGCCGGAGGGCGAAAGCCAGTCGCTGGTATGATGCCCGACGATGTAGCGGCCATCACTCAGAATGCCGATCTTGGTTCCAGCCGTCGCGTCGGGGTCATTGCCTTCGATCTTCGGAGTGCCGGCCAAATCCCAGCCGCGCATCCAGCGCACGACCTTGGCCGGTACGATGTCGACGACCTCGCACCAGCCCCGCTTGAACAGCAGGCCCGCCGCGGGGCGGATCTTCCAGTTTCCGCCGAGGAGCCGCTCGCGCTCGACCGTCGGCTGCGCCATGAGGTTGGCGAGGTAGCCGGGATCTGCCGCCATCAGCAGAGCGTTGTCGCTCAGCTTAGCGGGAATGAACGTGACCGACTTCGGCGGGATCGGCTCGCCGGTCAGCGGGTTGGTGTGGTGCGCCAGTTCCTCAGGGCTGTTCGCCCAGATGATCGTGTCGCCGATGCGGATGAACCAGCGAAGGACGCCGGCACGATCGGCGATGGCAAATCCGGTTTCCGGATCGATCCACCACGAGATGAATTCCGCGACCCAGCTATCCGCATCGGGATTGCAGGTCGCTCGAACATAAGGCCGAACCCCGCACATCGAGCGGTTGCGGCTGAGCATGTACCAGAACTGCTTGGCGCTGAAATGCGTCAGCTCGTCGAAGCAGATCAGCGGGATCTGTGATCCCTGCCAGTTGTAGATCGTCTTGTCGTGTTCGAGGTGGGCGAAGGCGACGCCAGCCCCTGACGGAAACGTCCAACTCAGATCGGGCGCCGACCGCGGCGCCGCATTGAGATGGGGATAGAGCTTCTCGCTCTCGTCCCACAGACCGCCCTCGTTCCTGACCTGCGTCAGGTTCCGGCGGAAGAAGACGGCGCCGAAATCCGAATTGCTGACATGACGCAGCGGCTCCATCAGGAGCGCCCACGTCTTCCCGCCACCCGCCGCTCCGCCGTAGATGGCGATGTCGGCCGGCGAACTGAGAAAGGTTGTCTGCGGTCCAGGCTGAGGCCTAATGACCGTTTGGGCTACCGCGCCCGCCTCAACTCCTGCCATTGTCGGGCAACTGGAATATCGTCACCGGCGAAACTGGCACCGGCAAATCCTTTCCACCCTTCCCTGTCAGCTCACGCCGATTGGTGAAGCTGTCGCCGACTTCCTTGGCCGCTTGTTCCAAGAGGCTGGCCGCGAGGACCATGTTGCCCTGCGTCTCGGCCTTCTCGGACATGCGCTGCAGCGCGCGGAGGCGAACGGCGCGATGGCTGATCGCGATCGTAGCGGTGTCTTCGAGGAAGGTCTTGCGGGTCTCTTCGAACAGTGCTCGCCAACGTTGAGATAGGTTGCGGCCGGCGTGCTTGTTGGGGTCGTACGTCTCGATCGCCTGAACGCTTACCGCGATGCCGTGCTCCTTCTTGAGCGTGGCAGCCACAACGGAGGGCGCGTCGAAGCAGGCGAGACACTGGACAACAAGCGTTTGTTGCTCGTTCGTGAGCTTCCCTTTCGCCATCGCGTTATCAAGAACCCATCAAGAAGCTACGCGGCGCGGGATAGGCACACTCCGCATGCATGAGCGACGCTCGCTGCCCCAATCTCGGGGGCTTCGCAGGCAGCCGCGACAAACTCGCGGACATGAGCAGCGTCCGCACCATAGCGGCGAACAATGCTGGTGAACTCCTGGACGTCGTGACCGCGCATCGCCCATACAGGTTGCCCGGTTGCTGCGCTGAACTTCGGCGCTCCGAACGCGTCCCGGTCTTGGGCGGCATGAAGCAACTCGTGCTCGACCAGGGCGCACCATTCGATGTCGCTGCACTGGTCGGCATAGGCCGCGTCGAACGTCAGGATGAAATCCGGGATGCTCCCGAACCATTGCTCGACCTGAAGCCTAGCCTTGGCCTTTGCCCATCGCCCAAGAGCCATCGGGTCACCGAGCTCGCACTGACCAACGATGACCCGACCGTTCTTCCGGTTGGCGACGTTGGTCCAGAGCGCACTGATGAGCGCGTCATGCAGATGGCCGTGCTCCGCGTTGTGGAGCGAGGCGCCGTCCTCGATGAAGGTGGCGCGAGCCCATTCGACGATATCCGGCGCTGCGATGAACTGATCGCCCTGCTCTATGTCGAACAAGGCTTCAGGCGGACGTGGGCGCTTGATCATGAAAGACGTCCAAATCTCTGCATCCGAGCGCTGGTGCCGGGCGTATCCGACGAATGCCTACGCCTAAAAGCCGGAAGCGTTCGCCTTCCGATATGCCTGCTGCTGCTGTCGACGACGCCGTGGAAGACATCGAGAACCAGCGCAGACTGCGCCGGGACCTGAAGCTCACCAGCGAAGACATCGCCGAAATTGATATCGAACTGGCCATCGCGGCGGGGCTTCTTTCGAGACCAAAGCGCCGCGCACAGTAGGCCTCGAGCTTTTAACTCGGCTTCCCCGGACCCGGCACTTCGTGGCAAATTTGGCTGAGGTTGAATTGGGTCGAGTCCGATGACCGAAACTAGAACCGATATTGCCGTCGAGGCCGCCGCGAAGGCGTTTCACGAGACCACCCGCGAGAAGCGTCAGTACACCTGGGAGCAGTCGAGCGAGGAATGGCGCCGTGACCTACGGGCCTTTGTCAGACCGATGGTCGAAGCTGCTCTTGTGGCGTCCGATGCTTATGTAGCCGCGGCTCTCCCAAAACCCAAAGCCTGATACCGGTGAGCCTGAGGCGGTGCGGCGCCTTTGCAACAAAACCGCGAATTCGGGTGAGCGAATTATGGTTAGCAATTTCCTAACGAACTACCGTCGATAAGCTTTGCACGGGGGATTCGCTGGGAACGCTGCCAATGAGCCGTGTGCTGACCTGTCTCGCTTTGTGCCTATGCTTCTCTGCTGGCTTCGCATTCGATGCAGACGCCGCTGATCTTGCCAACCCGCTAGCCTACGCTCCGCCAGTGGTGGCGCGCTCCCTGATCTCCGAGATCCGGGGTGGCGTGTTTGCCCATGCGCTCGGAACTCGTGAAGACGGCTCCATCGACATCAACGGCGAGATCCTGTTCTCCAAGCCGCTCATGCCGGCGGACCCGCTGATGGCGTTTCTCGTGCCGCGCCTGCATCTTGGGACCACGATCAACACGGCCGGCGATACCAGCCAGTTCTACGCCGGGTTCACTTGGACCTACGACATCACGTCGAAAGTGTTCATCGAGGGCAGCGTCGGAGCCGGCTTCCACACTGGCGAAACTGGCCGCTTCCGGGTGCCCGATCGCCTGAGCCTAGGCTGCTCTCCCCTGATCCGAGGCACCGGCTCGGTCGGCTACCGCTTCAGCGAGAATTGGTCAATCATGGCGACCGTCGAGCACATCTCGAACGCCAATCTGTGCCATGCCAATCAGGGCCTGACGAACTACGGCGTGCGTGTCGGCTACACGTTCTGAGAATTATCTCGGTGGTTTGACGTCCCGCGTGCGGTCAGGCAGGGCGTCAACCGCCTCATCGGCTCCCTGATCCTTGTGAAGGACGCCTTCCCGCAGCACCTTTGTCGCGGCATCGGCTTTCTTCTTGGGATCGGTTGGCAGCCCCTTCGTTTCAGGGGTCGCCTCAAGGCCGATGTCCTTCGGCTTCTTTCCGTCGTTCCTGGCAGTCGCGGCGAAGGTCGCGAGGGATTCAGGTTGTTCCTTGGCCATGGCGCATTCCTCCGAATGCAATCGCAACCACGGCCTGATCTCGTTGTTCCTCGGGTACGAGAAAGCCCGGCCTTCGTGGCCGGGCTTGGTTGTCAGCGTAGGAACGCGCGCAGGTCGAACCGGCGGGCTTCCCTTGGCAGTCGTGCTGCCGCTAGTGGTGTGAATCGGGCTGCTCCAGCCCAAAATCGACGATGATCGTGTAGCCGGAACTGGCTTGCTTGGTTACCCCGCCGACCGTCACTTCCCGTGAGGGCTGCCAGAGCACGCTGACCACCACACCCTCGTCCTCGCTGGCTTGGTCGAGGGCTTCTTGCAGCAATTTCGGGTCGTCCTCGACCGAAATCACCTTATATCCGTCATCGCTCATGGCAGGCTCCTATAATGAGCCGGGACCATAGGCTGGGAGCTTGGTGCAAGATAGCGGCAGGGTGACGCGCGCAACAAAAAGCCCGACCTCACGGCCGGCCTCCTGTTACCCTAGGCGCTGGTACATCCGCAGTCGCCGGGCAAAGCTTCGCTAGAGCCGCTGTCGAGGCGACGCGGGGTTCGGGGAGCATCAGCCAGTCAATAGGGACAAGGCGAGCACGCGCGCCGAACAAACCGTGAATCGAATTTTCGCTGTTCACGGCTTGCTTGTCAAGCGCCCCCGATGAGCGGGCTAGGCCCCTTTTCGATCGTGCCGTCCTTCTCCCACCTCTTCTATGATCTTGGCGACGAACGCTGGGAGATCGTCTGGCTTTCGAGAGGTGACGACACCTTCGTCCGTAACCACCTCAGCGTCCTGCCAATTGGCGCCGGCGTTGAGGAGATCTTGCTTGAGCGTCGGCCAGGACGTGACCTTGCGCCCCTTGGCGATCCCTGTGTTGATCAGGAGCCATGGACCGTGGCAGACGGCCGCGACGACCTTGCCCTGATCGAAGAATGTCTTGATCAGCGATAGAGCCTTGTCGTTGCCGCGCAGCGTATCGGGGTTCATCTGGCCTCCTGGCAACACGATCGCGTCGTAGGACGACGGGTCGACCGCTTCGATCGCCTTATCGACCTTGACCGCCCTGCCCCATTCCTTCTTGTCCCAGCCCCTGATCTCGCCGCTCTCCGGCGAAGCGACGTGGACTGTTGCGCCGGCCTCCTTCAGCTTGGCCTGCGGGACCTCCAGCTCGGACTGCTCGAAGCCGTGGGTCGCGAGAATAAGGATGTTCTTGCCGCTAATGGCACTCATAGGAACTCTCCTGTTGTTGGTGGGTCTCGCCAGACCAACAGAATAGGGCCCGAAGCGTTCCTGCGACCAAATGAACGCTGGACTTAGGCAGCACGCAGAGCTGAAACACTCATGGTCGCCGGCATCTTGTTTCCGAACGATCGGATGATGACCTTGGCGCTGTGCAGGCCGATGGCTTCGACGATCTCGGCCATAAAGCCCATGAATGGGCCGTCCAGAATGGTGGCTTCGTCCCCGGCCTGGAACTTGGCTTTGGACTTGGCAGGCTTCTCGGCTTCCACCTGATTCTGATAATCGGCGATCGACTTGATCGCGGCGTTGGGAACGCGAAGCCAGCCGCGGCTGTTGCTGGCGATGTCTTGGACCCCGTCGATGTCGAAGACGCTACTGAGCGGCTTCCCCTTGACGATGAAGCGCTGGGGATCGCCCTGCCCCGTCAGCAACGGCCCAGATGCGAACAGATACCGGGTGAAGGTGCCGACATCGCCATCGAACGTCGTTCGAGCGCCGATCGTGACGACCTTATGACTGCTGGGCCAGAACGTTTGGCAGCCAGCCTCCTCCAGCCCTACCACAGCGCGCGCCTCGCAGCGGGGCCCGGTGTAGACGAGGAACCAAGCCGTTTTCGGCCGGAGGTCGAGATCGACCGGCGCGGGGTTGAGCGTGATGACCTCGCGCCGCTCCTTCGGGCCCGGCGGCTTGGCCGCGGCCTTCACCGTCGCCTTCTTCGCCTTGTCCTGCCTGCGGTTTCGCTTGCTCATGCGGCATCCTGTTTCATCATTTTTCCTAGGGCTTCGCCGGAGAGGCGGAACTTGCCGGACTTGCTCTCATCTCCGAGGCGGGTTTTCTCGCGGGCCTCCCAGCCCAGGTAGTCGTCGATCGGATTGACCGGGTCGACTTCGAGCGGCTGCTTGCCGTCGGCGATCTGCTTCCAGTCGAAGCGGTTGCGGCGGCAGTTCTCGGCGTGCTGCTGGCGGCGGGCGATTGCTTCGGGGCTATCGTCGATGACGTCGCCGGGTGCCGGCAGAGCCAAGGCTTTCGGCGGAGCGATGAGGTCTTCGCAATACCGGCAGGCTCGGGAAAGCTCAGCTGTCGTCGGCAGGAACTTGCCGTTGAACCATTCGAATTCCCCGCGGATCAGGCGATAGACGGCCTTCTGGATCGCGGTGAGGGAATAGCCCTCAACCGCCATCAGGTAGGTAGCCGCACCGCCGATGCCGTTGGCGCGATCGGCTGGGAACGCCTCAAACAGAGCCCGGAGAGCGGTGGTCGCCTCAGCCCGCGAGGCGGGGGTAACTTGGTGCTGGGACATCGGAGAACCTCCTTTCGATTTCATCCAGGCCGTCGATCAGGGAACGGTTGTTGCGGGTCGGCATGGGCGGCGGCCGGGCGGCGGGGTGTTGATCCTGCCAGCGCTCCCGCTTCAGCCAGCGGTGCAGGGCTGGCGCGAACTTCGGATCCTCGATGGCCTCGGACAGGCTGCGGATGCCCTCGATGAGTTCCGACCAGGACAGCCGGTCACGGCGGTGCAGGTCAGCGAGAGCCGTCATGCCAGCCTGCTTCTCGGTCTTCCGGGGGAAGAGGTCCCAGACCTGCTTGGCGAAGTCCTCAGGCCAGACGTTGCGCCGCGCGCTCTCACACCGAGGAACCGAAGGTTCTGAGGATAGGGGGTAGTTTTCTTTAGGGGGTGCGGGGGACGTTTCTTTTATCGGGGGGGCGCCGTCGCTGGTAACGTCGGTAACGCCGGAAAACGCCGGTAACGCGTTACCGGCGTTATTCTTCGCCTTGAACCGCCGCTGGCGCTCAGCATTTCCGGCTCTTTTCGCCGCTTTCTTCTCTTCCGCCTTGGCGAGTTCATGCTTGATGAGCGCAGCCATCTGCTCGCGTGTGAGGCCCGCCGCAATCATGGCGTCGATCATGTCGGGGGTCATTTGTATCTCCCGTGCCATTCCGACAGCAGGCGGTCGCCCTTGCTCGAATTACAGGGCTTGCAGGCGACGCAGAGGTTGTCGGGGTCGTTACTCCCGCCGCGCGTCACAGGGACAATGTGATCGATCTCAAATTGGCCATCGACAGTCTTGCAGTAGGCGCAGAGATACCCATCGCGGCGGTATATTTGCCCTGTCAGCGGCAGCCATTCCTTTTCCGGTAGCCGCGGTGTCCAACCCGCCGGATCGTGGCGAGGGCTGTACGGCTTCAACCGTCCTGAGGCCGCACGGGCACCAACCAGGCCTTCCTGCTCCAAAAACGACATCATGCAGCCGAGGGCCGCATCGAACTGCGCCCCGCAGATGATTGAGGACATCAAGAGATCGACAGCATCGCTTTCGGTGGCGGTAGCGAGGCTCATGCTGCCCTCGCAAAGCTGTGGAGGCGCAGAGCCGCCGGCTTGCGCGCGACGCGACCCAGCGGCAGCGTCCGCATATGCATTTCAAGCGCCTGCCCGGATGGGTTCAGACTAGCTGTCTGCTTGCCGTTGCCTTCGTTGCCACGTGGGGCTTCTGGATGGCAATGCGCGACACCTTCTGCACCGTTGAGGCAAAAGACTTGGTCTTGAAACGCCCAATACGGGGCGCTTGCTTCGAGTTCTGGTTCAACAGATATCAAACCTTCGTCGCAGCAATCGTGGCGATATGCGGCGCGGCTTGGACCGTAGCTGCGATGAAGCACCAGACGCGAACTGAGACCAATCGCGTCCTGCGGATGAACTACTTGCATATAGTGAGCGAACTGCGGCTCTGCCGGGATCGCATGGCCGATGCCTACTCCGATGCGAGCGCGTTTGGCACACCCTTTGACAATGGCACCCGTATTCCGACGCTTTCGTTCAACAAGGACCCCAAAAATATCGGCGAAATCCCTGCCGATGAAGCTCTGCTCCTGTTCCTTGCCGCCGACGGAATTGATGAGGAGATCGGCTGGCTGAACGCAGACCACGATCAACAGCCCGACGATTACGCATGGGACAAGGAACAGACTGCAGCTTTGCTGTTTCTGGAGCTGGAAGGCCTGATATCCGTTTTTGCTCCGAAAGTTGGCCTTTACCCCACTTCGGAACTGAGGCTCAGCGGCCCCGGTTTCGAACGGGCTGTCGAGAAGGCCAAGCGCCGAAATGAAAGGCGGAGAGAGCCGAACGACGTCCTTCCCGGTATTCCGAACGCGCCGCCAACTATGACCGATTGATACCGCTAGTTTCACGGCAGCACCTCGACATCCTCAGGCGGAATCGAGACAAGCCAGCCGGGCATTGCGCCGTCGATCTCGATCATGATGCGGTCAGGCGTGGCTATGCGCTGGCGGAAGGCGTTGACGGCCTTGCCTTGCTTGCCAGCGCAGGGGCCGCGGAGGACGCGGACGCGGCGGCCTATGATCGGGTCGCGGATCGGCGGCGACTCCGCCTGGGGCTTTCTGGTCGCGGCCATCACGCCACCATCATCGAGACGAGGTCGCCGGCAGTGCCGGTGTCTTCGGCCAACGTCAGGTTGCGGACGGCCTGCCGGAAGTAGGCTTCCTTGAGCTCGGTCCCGACGAAGCGACGTCCGTGCTTGATAGCGACGAAGCCTTCCGACCCGATGCCCATGAACGGCGAGTAGACGAGATCGTCGCGGTTGCTCCACAGGTGGACGGCCCGCTCGATCACGTCGAGTTGCAGCGGGCACAGATGGCGCTCGTCCTTGTCATCGCGAGCAACGGCGACGTTCAGGACGTTGGTCTGGTCGACGGTCATCCAGACAGGCGAAGCAGCCTCCTGCCACCAGGAAACCGGATAGACGCCGGGATCGTGATGGACGGGCTCCGGGGTCTTGCCCTCGCTCTCTTTGCGGAAGACGAGGAGATAGTCGGGCATGCCTACGCGGACGCGGCTGCCATCTGTGCGCAGGGTCTTGTAGAGCAGGCCGTGAGCCTTGGTCCGCGTCATCTCCACGACCGGGCATTTCCAGATCGTAACGCGGGAGTGATAGGTCCAGCCCTCTTTCTCGTGCACCTGGCGGATCAAGGCCGGCAGGTCGAACAGGCCGATCACGCCGTCTCGGGATTTGCTCAACGGCAGATCGGAGCAATGGACGGCGCTGACCCGGCCCGGCTTGGTCGCGCGGAGCAGATCGCGGACGAGGAAGCGATAGCGCTCCGCGAATTCGTCGTGATCCGTGACGTTGCCCATGTCGCGCTCGCTCTCGCTGTAGACGTAGAGCTGCGAGAACGGGGGCGAATAGACTGACAGGCCGATGCTGTCGGCAGGCATCGCCGCGGTGAATTCCACGGTGTCAGCGTGATAGGCCGCGAACCGATCGCTGATCGTCTGGTCGAGAACCTCGGTCATGCGCTCACCCATGCCGGCAGCGAGGCCAGCTTCTGCGGTTGATAGGAATGGAGGCGGACGTCGGCGCGGTGCGCGCGGGCCATGGCCTGCGCCATCTCACGCTTCATGGCCTCGTGATCGCCGGCTTTGCGGGAAACGACATCCCAGATCGCGGCCTCGGTATCGGCGAACACGACATGGCAATCGACAGGCCTCGTCTGGCGAAAGCGCCAATGACGCCGGACTGCCTGATAGAATGCCTCGTAGGAGAAGCTCATGCCGGCGAAGACGGTGCGAGCGCAGTGCTGCCAGTTGAGTCCGAACCCGGCGATGCTCGCCTTCGTCACCAGCACGCGGATGGCGCCGGTCGTGAAGGCCGTGAGCCGATCTTCCTTCTGATCCGGCGTCATTGAGCCCCGAACTTCCACTGCCTCAGGGATCGCGGCCATGATGGCGTCGGCGTCGTAGTCGGTCTCGACCCAGACGGTGACCGGCTCATTCGGCTCGGCGGCGACGATGCTGGCCACCATCTCGGCGCGAGCCTGGCAGGTCAGGCGCTTCTCCGTGTGGACGGAGGTCGCCGACATGTCCGGCATACGGAACAGATGGGCCTGGCCGTCCTTTTCTTCGCCACGGCCTGCCAAGCGGTCAGCGGCGACCAGATGGCGATGCATGCGAAGGTCGGGCATCTCGAAGCCGTAATCCGAGAACCCCAGATCGGACGGCCGAGAGACGCATCGCGACCACGACGCAACCCAGTCCCAGAACGGCCGCACTGCATGGCCTTTCAGGCGCCATGTGCCGGTATCCATGCTGTCATGGATGAACCAGCGCATAAGCATCTGATCGCGGGTCATGACGCCGAGAAAATCGGCGTGTGTCCCGAGCTCGGCATGATCATTCGGTGCGGGGGTGGCGGTGCAGGCGAGCCGGTAGGGTGTGCGCTTGAAAACCTCGATCAGCCGCTTCGTCGTCTGGCCTGAGAAGCTCTTGAGGATCGAGCTTTCGTCCAGGATGATGCCGGCGAACTCGGCCGCATCGAAAAGATGCAAGCGCTCATAATTGGTGATGACGATCCGAGGCGACTGAAGGCCACCGTCACGTGAGACGACGGCATCGATCCCGATTTCATCCGCCTCCGCCTTATGCTGGCGAGTGACGCCAAGCGGGGCGAGCATCAGGACCGGACGATTGGTGCGGGTGACGACTTCCTGCCCCCAAGCAAGCGCGGCGCGCGTCTTGCCGAGGCCAGTATCGAGAAACATCGCGGACGATCCCGCGCGCAGGGCAAATTCAACCGCGGCGCGCTGATGCGGGAAAAGCGACGGCGGCAGATCGAAGTCGCCAACGAAGCCGACTGGGACGAATGCGCCGCGCGAAGCCGATATGATGTCGTGGTAGCTCGCGAGGCTCACGCGACGGCCCTCCGCTCTTCATCGCGAGCGCGAGCGATGCCGTTGGCCGCAGCTGCCGGCGTGCAGCCTATGCGGCTGGCGATCTGGACGTTGTCGAGGTGGCGGCGGAATAGCTCCAGCGCCCTCGCCGCCTCGCTGGCGCAAAGGACGGCGGCCAGCGGCGGATTGGCGAGGGATTGTGCCCAATGGGACGTGTAGAGCTTCGGAACAGCGCTCACCGGCGGCTCCCCCGCTTGGTGAACTTGAAGACGCCGTGCTGCTTGTCGAAACTATCGGATCGGTGCGGCGCGACGCTCAGCGCAAGGCAATGCGTGCAGTATGACTGGCCGATCTTCGCGGGGCGGCCGCAGAACTGCTTTTCCGAGATCAGGACATCAGACTTCCACAGCGGCCAACGGCAGTCCTCAGCCTTCAGGTCGAAGAAGCTGACGCGGCGGGGCGTATAGTCGATGACCGGCGCGAACTCGTCCTGCTTCGGAGGCTCTTTGCGAACCGCCGCTGCGGATACCCTGCGCGCACGTGTCGGAAGCTTCTCGCGCTGGACCTCGCCCCGCTTCCTGGCGCGGAAGATGGTCCCGGCGATGACATTGCGGGCAACGCTGAACTCTTCGGCGATTTCCGAATAGGTCCGACCATCATTGAAGGCCGCGATGACGCCGTCGCGCATCTGCGGTGAGAGCGTCGGCGCCAACTGAGGCCCTCGAACGATGCCGACTGCCGTAGCCCGACGGCCGGTGATGGAGCCGGGATGGAAGTTCATGCCTGCTCTCCGAATGAGGGATGGTTGCCGCCGCCGGTTCGGCGCAGAAATGCGGGGATCTCGATGTCGATCTCGCCGCGCTCGGCCTTGGGGGCGGCTGGCTGCACGACGCTGGCGGCAATGGCATTGGCGGCAGCAAGGCCGTTGATCGGTTCCTCCGCCGCCGGCGAGGGATCGACGGGCGGTGCAGCGCCCTCCCCCTCGCCGGCCGGCGTGACGAATTGAGCGGATTGCGCGGCAATGACGACGCCATCCCCCGACGCGCGTTCATCCGCTCCTTGTTCCGGCCTTGAACCGGCCGCCGCTTCGTTCTGCGCTGCGGGGAGACTTTCAGGGGTGGCGATCTGCGAAACTGGTGCGCCGGTTCTCACGGCGCTTCCGACTTCTCCCTCGGATGGGCTCTGACGAGGGGCCGCCTCGCGTGCGGGCACATGCACGTACGTGCGAGGGGCGTTGTCGAACGCGGAGACGTAAAGCTCGACGATCGAGGCGCGTTCTTGCGCCTTCGGCGTGTCGGCCTTCGCGCGGCCGCGAATTTCACGGATGGCAACGCCGATCGCGGCCTTGTCGTAGCCCTGCGACTGCGCCTCGGCGTAGATTTCCTTGATGTCAGCCTTGCGCTCGTCGATGTCGTCGAGGACTGACATGATCCGCTGCATGGTCTGGACGAGAAGCCCGTCGCTCATGATGCCCTCCTGCCGCCTTCGATGACGTGCAGTCGGCTCGCGGCAGCTCCTTGGATGTCCTGGAGGATGGTGGCGATCTGCGAATAAAGGCCCGTGACCTGCTTGATCTCGTTCGCAGAGAGCGAGCCGTCAGCCTGGGCGACGAGGTAGGCGCTCTGTAGCTCGCCATGGACACGCGAGAGCTTGGCGTGGGCCTCAGTCATGCACTGCTGAGCAGCGGCCTCTCCGGTGTCGATCAGCTGATGACCGGTGCGCCGGGCCATGACGGCGGTTACGATCGGTCGTCCGCACGCCGCTTCCAGCGCCATCACGACGCGAAGCGGCGGCAAACCGTCGGTATCCGGGGATATCGTGCAGTATTTGTGGATCGTCTGAGGGGCGACGCCGCTGATAGCCCCGGCAGCCTCGAGCGAGCCTATGCCAACGGCTTTCACCAGCTGCTGGAAGGCTATTTTGATGTGGTAGTGCCATTCGTCGTGGTCGGACATTGCTCGCCCCGAGGGTGAGAGGACGGAGATTTTTCACGGTGCCGAGCGCGCCAGTTCCTGCGACTGCTCACGCACAGTGGCGTTGCAGGAGTTGCGTTCGGTGGAGTGGGAGTTGATCGGGTCGGCCGGGCGGCGGGTTATGCAGAGGCTCGCCGCCCGGCTGGATCGTGCTGCGGCAAACGACAACGTCGAGGTTCAACCCGACCTGTTCGATCGTGCCGGTGATAAACTGCGTGACATCGCCAGCCGGCGCCGGCCCAACCGACGGAAGCACCGCCGCAAAACCCAGGTCCCCGCAAAGCCGGCAGAGGTAGCGCGGAAGCGCCCCGCCGCTGACGACCGCAGCCATAGGCTCCCCGCAGCGTCGACAGATTGTCATGTCGAGTGAGGAGGTCATGCCGCCTCCGGCCAAAGGTCGGGGCGGAGCTGCTGGCGGGGGATGCCTACGGCGGCCTCAATCTTGACGGCCATCTCCGCAGAGACCCGCCCGACCCTCTTGGCTTTGTTGATCGCGACCTGCGAGCACCCGACACGCTCGGCAAGCTTCGCTTCCGAGCCAGCAAGCGCGATTGCGCGGACGAGGAGGTCATGAGCGTTCATGCCGCCTTTCTAAAACCTAGGTTCTTACTTGTCAAGAACTACAGTTTTAGAGACGCGCGCGATAACTCCGGTTATTTTCCACTCATGACGCTTGGCCAGAAAATCCGCGCTCGACGGGAAGAGATGAACCTCTCGCAAGCCGACCTCGGCAAACGGATCGGCATCTCGCAGGTGTCGATCGACAAGATCGAGAGCGGAAAGACCCTCAAGAGCAAGTATCTACCGGAGGTACTTTCGATCCTCGGGATGCCGCTCGATCTGATCTCGGCGACCGTCGGACGCGGAGCAGCACCAGCGCAATCTACGGTATCGGCCGTAGATCTGGGCGAGCTGGTCCCGGTGAAGATCGCCGGCAAGGCTAAGGCCGGCGAATTCATCTCGATCGAGGATCTCGGCGACTGGGAAGAGCCCGAGGAATTCCTCGACACCCGTGATCCGCGATTCCCGCACGCTCGGCATCTCGGGTTCGAGGTCGAAGGCGACAGCATGAACGCGCTGAAGCCGCGGCCGATTCAGGACGGCGACCGCCTATCCGCCCTCGCCTACGAGGACATCGCTGACCGCTTCCCGCTGCGCGACGGCATGATCGTCGTGGTCCAGCGCACCCGGCACGGCGGCCACGAGCGCGAATGGTCAGTGAAGCAACTCGAGATCTACGAGGACCGGATGGAGTTTCACCCCCGGTCTACGAACCCGCGGCATAAGCCGATCATCATAAAGCGCGACAGCCTGGCAGACGACGGCGTTACCGTAGAGATCATCGCCATCGTCCGGCGCCTGGTGGCAGAGTTCAATTTATAAGCGCGAGCGCCACCATTTTCGAGCGAAGGCACATGCCCATGAAATCGTATCTGCATTCCACAATGGATTGGAATCTCGGCAGCGACAGGACAGACAACCACCCCTGCCAAGTGCGAGTTGGCGACGCCGAGTTGGTGGTTAGCTATACCCACCTTGGCGACAGGCACCTCTGGAAAGGCACATCGCAGGACGGCAAGACCTACGAAGTCCTCCATGTTGGGAACCCCGCAGACGAAGCCAGACTGATCCGCACAAGCGATAGCACGCTTGAGGGCCCATGGATCGAGGCGGGCCGGACCGGGAACTGGCTTATTGATCTGGAAGATGAGCCGTGATCACCATTACCAAGATAGCGTGACGGTGGAAATTATCGCCATCGTTTGGCGACTGGTGGCCGAGTTCAATATCTAGCCCCGCCCTACTGGAAGAAATCCATCTGGGCAGGATCGCCCTTCTTGGGGATGGCCTCAGGTGCGCTCCTTGTCGGCGGTCCAGGCTCGAACCTGCCCGGCCGGCGGGAACAGGCTGAATTCGGTCGCCTCGGGCAACCCCTTGCACCAGTCCCTCATGCCGCGATCTCCTCGCACTTCCAGACCGTGACGGCGATCAGGCGGCCGATGAAACTGTCGCAGCCGTCGCAGGTGTAGCGGACGTTCTGCAGGAAGGCGCTGTCGAGCAGCTCTTCCACGTCATAGGGCGCATCATCCACGTCTGGGACATCGAGGCGCTTGAACACGTTCCGTTGGCAGTTAGTGCAGCGGTAGTGGAGCTTGAAGCTCGCGCGAATTCCGACGCCTTCCGGCATGGCCTGATACTCCGAACTCTGGTTGCGTTGCCCTGTCGTAGCAGCCTCTTTGTTCTGCTTACGTTCTCATCATGGGCATGCACTTCAAAAGGAGTCGAGAGGCGAATCGGAACTTCCTGACACGTCCTGTCAGTGTGTTTTTAAAAACATAGGTTATTGACAACAGCCAAAACGCAAGTTATTAAACTCTCCATCAACGGAGAGACGCCATGTCGCCTTCCATCGCAGAAATCCCAGCCGACGCGACCATCAGGCGGTTGCAGATGGCGGCCCGCCGCATTGCTGACGGCATCTTCGAAGCGCTCGGGCCGGATCGTTCGGCGGGCTATGAGATCACGCCGCTCGAAGGCCCCGGCATCGGCTCCTTCGAGCGCGCCCAGCACTGCCAGTCCGAGATTGGCCGCATCCAGCGCGAGGACCGCGAGAACACCTTCGCGAAGTGCCTCGCCTCGCTGGACCGTTCGCTCGCCGGCATCGCGGCATCGGACGACATCACCCGTTACCTCACCGCTGCGGAGTAAGCCGACATGACGCCTGTCGAGATCAAAGCCGCGCTCGCCGAAATCCAGGCCGAGGGCTCCAAGAATGCCTACATCAGCGTGAGCATCGCCATCTCTGGCAGCCGAGACGGCTCGGCGGTGATGGCTTCGTTCTATCCCGGCGACCTCACCGGTGGCCATCACATCTCCGCCAAAGGCGAGGGTTTCGAAGAGGCTATCGCGAAACTGCGCGCCGAGTGGGACAACGCCAAGGCCCTCGCGGACAAGAACACCATCCGCAAGATGGCACTCGCGATCATCGAGATCACCGGAGATCAGGGCGAGTGCTCGGATGCGGCACTGCGCGGCGCCGGCTTCCATCAGCCGCAGATCGACCGCATCGGCTCGCTGGCGTGCGCTGAGGCAACCCGCCTCGCTGCCGGCGGCCCGTTCTCGATCGTCTCGACGATCGGCGCGAACGCGGAGGCCGCGTGATGCCCCGCACCCACTTCCAAGATTTCGATCGTGACGACGAAAGCCCGGTCACTATCGAATACACCGCCAGCGGCGGTTGTTCGGCTCACATGGGCTCGATGACCTACGCCGGCCACCCCGGCGAGCCGCCCGAGATCGAGATCGTCAAGGCGTTCAACGAGGCCGGGCCCGTCACTCTGACGCAGGCCGAAGACGAGCGCATGTGCCTCTGGCTCGCTGAAAACCACGAAGACGACGAGCCCGACTACGACGATTGGAGGGACTGATGACGCGCGTGCTCCACATTCCTGCCCGCTCCCGCGAGATCGCTCTTAAGGTCGCCTATGCGGTCGAGGCCGGCCGCGTTCCGTGCCTCGGCCAGTATCTGGACGAGGGCCGCGCCCGGTACTCCGCCGAGGCTCTGACCAAGCTCCACCACGAGCCTCATCAGGCGTTCTGCATCGTCCTCGAAACCCGCACGGTGGATGACGGCCGCATTCCGGTCGCCCGCATCATCGACGGCATCGGCAGCCTTGCGGCCGCGCTCATGATCGTCGTCGGCGGATCGTACCTCACCGGCTGGGGGAGCATCATCTGATGGATCGCTGCACCTTCTGGATGGTCTACGGACTGCATCAGAGCGCTCCGACTGTCCGCCACAAGAGCGAAGACAGTGCCCTGAACGAAGCCGAGCGTCTGGCCCGACTTCACCCCAGCATCACGTTCTTCGTGCTGGAGGCCACGCACCGTGTCCGCAAGCGAGACGTGCTCGTCGAGGCGCTTGGCGCTCGTTGCTACGCGCCATCTCGCGAGGACGATGACGGGATTCCATTCTAATGACCCGCTCCACAGCCCGCCACATCCTCGCAACTTTCGCCGCTTGGCGCGAGCGCCGCCGTGCCGCGAAGGCTGCAACCGCCCTCGCCCGTCGTATCGCCGCCGCCAATCCGGAGATTGTGAGCCTGCAGGCAAAGATCGCCGAGCACGCCCGGCGCCACCGGAAGGTCGAGCCGTTGCGCGGCCAGCTTCGCAACCTCGTCAACGCCCAGCTCGCGAAGGAGCAGGGCCGCTCTCTCCCCGAAAGGATCGCGTCATGAATGCGCATAGCGACGTCGCGAAGGTTCAGCGCGAGCTGGAAGCCGCCAAGGTGCTCCGCGAGCAGATTGCCGACCTTGCCCAGGGCGACGAGGAGTTCATCCGCGACACGCTAGAAGGCGAGTTGGATTTCGAGGGAATAGTCCGGCAGCTGCTCGGCGACGTCGGCATGGATGAGGCGCTGGCGGAAGGCCTGAAAGCCTATGGCGAAGACCTCTCCGCCCGCCGCGAGCGGCTGGCCAACCGGGCCAAGCTCAAGCGGTCCCTGATCTGCACGGCGCTGGAGATCGCCGGGCGCAAGACGATGGAGCTCGACGTCGGCACCGTCACGCTCTCGGCCGTGAAGCCGAAGGCGATCGTCACGGAAGAGGCCGATATCCCGGCCGAGTTCTTCAAGCCGCAGCCGCCGAAGCTGGATCAGACCGCGCTCTCCGCTGCACTCCGCGAGGGCCGCGAGGTCAAGGGCGCCACGCTGTCGAACGGCGGTTCCACCATCCGCATTTTGAGGAAGTGACGATGAACGCTGTCGTTCCCCTTCGCACGCCCGATTTCAGCAACGCGCAGCTCGCGCTGATCCGCAAGACAGTGGCCGCGGACACCAACCAGGACGAATTCGAGCTGTTCGTCCATACCGCCCGGCACCTGCGGCTCGATCCGCTCCGCCGGCAGATCTATGCGTTCGTCTACAACAAGAACGACGCGAAGAAGCGCCGGATGTCGATCATCACCGGCATCGACGGCTTCCGCACGATTGCGGAGCGCACCGGCAACTATCGGCCGGACGAGGACGAGCCGTCATTCGAGATCGACGCGGCAGCCAAGGGGCAGGCGAACCCCGCCGGCATCATCAAGGCCACGGTCCGCGTCTTCAAGCACTCGCACGGCGCCTGGCACAAGGTGACGGCCTCAGCCTATTGGGAGGAGTATGCCCCGCTCAAGGAAGGCTGGACCGAGACTGTTCAGGTCGAAAACGGCACCTGGCCGGATGGCAACCCCAAATTCATCACGAAGCCGGCGCCGGGGGCGACCCGCACCCTGTCGCTCGACACGTCCGGCCAGTGGGGGAAGATGCCCCGCGTCATGCTGGCGAAGGTCGCCGAGGCGCTGGCGTTGCGCAAGGCGTGGCCTGACGATTTCAGCAACGTCTACGCTGCCGAGGAGGTTGATCGCAGCCGCGCGGCCGACATGACCGCATGGGAGGCGGCCGAGGCGGGCGCGACCGAGAAGCGACTCGCCGCGATCGGCCAAGGCGAGACCATCCTCTTCCAGTTCGATCCGACTGGGTCTCTAGAGCCCGTACCACTCGGCAAGATTGCCGACCGCGTGGCCGAGTTCGTCGAGCGCCACCGCGAAGAGGTTTCGGCGATTGGGCTATTCGAAAGCCGCAACCGCCACAGCCTCCGCGACTTCTGGGCTCGCTCGCCGAGCGATGCTCTGGAAGTGAAGAAGCTGATCGAAGGCGCCATGCGCGGCGCCGAGCAGGTGGCGTGATGAACGCCCCTCTTCCCTTCCGCTGGACCGGCGAGGTGATGGAGCCGCTGCGCTCCTTCGCCAAGCGATGCGATGCCGAGTTCACGGTCGGCGAGGTCTACAACCTCGAAGCTATCGAGCAGCGCTCGGCGAAGTCGCACGCCCATTTCTTCGCGTCGGTGACCGAGGCTTGGCAGAACCTGCCCGAGAACCTCGTCGAGCAGTTTGAAACGAGCGAGCATCTTCGCAGGTGGTGCCTGATCCGCGCCGGCTATGCCGAGCACCGGAACATCGTCGCCGCCAGCAAGGCCGAGGCCCAGCGCATCGCCGTCTTCGTGAAGCCGATGGACAGCTATGCGGTCGTCACCGTCCGCGACAGCGTCGTCACCGTCTACACGGCCGAGAGCCAGTCCATGAAGGCGATGGGCAAGCAACGGTTCCAGGACAGCAAAACGGCCGTCCTCGAACTGCTCGCCGCGATGATCGGGACGGACCCGGTCGAGCTCGGAAGGGCTGCGGCGTGAAGCGCTACATTGCGTTCTGCACGGCGTCAGCGGTCGCAGTGCTCCTATACGAGAGCGTCCAATGGTTCCGGCCTGAAGACTATGCCCTTGCGGCCGAACGCTGGTGGTTCACGACCGGTGGCGCCGTCTGTTGGATCATTGGCCGGGGTGACGCCCGATGACTCGGCGCTCGCTCTCGACCCGCGATCGGCTCCGCATCTTCACCCTGCACGGCGGCATCTGCCACCTGTGCGGCGGCAAGGTGCAGGCCGGCGAGGCATGGGAGGTTTCGCACGACACGCCTCTTGAACTCGGCGGCGCCGACGACGACGAGAACCGAAAGCCGGCGCATCGGAAGTGCCACCGAGCGCACACGGCCGCCTGGACCTCCCGAACATCGCCAAAGCCAAGCGGCGCGAGGCGCGGCACATGGGCGCGAAAGCTCCCTCTGCTCGCCCCCTGCCCGGCTCCAAGGCCTCTCCGTGGAAACAGAAGCTCTCTGGCGAATGGGTGAGACGATGACCGACTACGACCACATCGCCGCTGCCGTCATCTTCCTGCTGATCGTCGGCGGGCTGATCTGGCGCGCGCTTGATCGCCGCATCTACGGTGCCGACCCGCAGGCGCAGCCGCATGGCGACATTCCGGGGCCATCCAAATGAAGGATGCCGCAACCAATACCTCGGGGCACCTTCGCTTCGCCTATCCCTCTTTCCCGTTGAGGGTTTCGGCGGCTGCCGGCGTGTCGCTCAAACCTCCTCCCAGTGGAGAGCCGGCAGCTCCGCCGCGGCTGTATCTCTATCGCTGGGATCGCTGCGGCCGAAAAGGCCAGCGCTGCCGTGTCTTCGCACGCGGAACCATGAACTCCGTCGGCCTCGTCTTCGAAGATGGCTACCGCATGGTCTCTTCGGGCAACGCGCTGAGGAGGGCATAGCCATGGCGCGCGCTCTCCCGGCTCGATACCCGCTTCACGGCGCGTGGCCGGAGATGATGCGCGCCGACATGGCTGCTGCGTTCTTCGATCGAAGGGACACCAAGGATCTCGCGACGGCTGTCGTTCGCGGAGAGATTCCGCCACCATGCGGGTCGATCGGGACGGGTAAGGCGAAGGAGCCGGTCTGGACCCGATCCTACTGCCTCGCCTTCATCGGCAGGCGGTACGATGCCGGCGCCGCCGAGCGCGCCGTGTCCGAAGACCTGGCTGACATGGTGTGATGATGAAGATCAGGACGAAGCCCAGATACACGAACCGGAAGTGGCTGAGCGGCCAGCGCCGCTGGGCCTGGTACTTCACGGTGCCGTCATGGGCCCGCGAGCGCGGCTGCCCGATGAAGGATGTTCCTCTCGGCACCGAGCGCGACGCAGCGTGGGATCACGCCGAAGACGTTGTCCTTCCTCAGTTCGATTCCTGGCGCACGGCCGGCATGAGCGACCTTGCCGAGGTTCGCGGCGCCGTCGGGTCCTTCGACTGGCTGATCACGCTCTACAAGAACCACAAGAGCTACAAGGATCTGAGCGACGGCCAGAAGCGCAATCACGAGCGCGGCTTCAGCATGGTTGCCGACTATGTGCTGACGAAGGGTGCTCGCAAGGGCGCGCGGGTCGGAACGCAGCCCGTCGTCGACATCACTACGAAGATGGTGGATGCGCTCTTCGAGGCGCTCCTGACCGTCACGGAGACAGATGACGAAGGGAACGAGGTCACGCGGGAGCGGAAGACCACGACCAATACCGCAATGAAGTCCTGCCGGCGCGCATGGAACATCGCTTATCGTGCGGAGCCAGGCATCGTTCCGAAGGACAACCCCTTCTCCCGCATGGGCCTGAACGAGTCCTCCACGCCGAATACGGATGCGACTTTCGAGCAGTTGAAGGCCTTTGTCGCACAGGCGGACAAGGAGAAGCGCTCATCGCTGGGCACCGCAGCCATGATCCCCTGGGAGTGGCTGCAGCGAGGGGAACATATCTTCCGCTCCTTCGAGGTGGCGCACTACCGGCCGAAAGAGCGGCCCGACGATGTTCGAATCGTTCACCCGAAGACCGGCAAGGAGGTTTGGTGGCCGCTCTTCGATCCCGAGCAGACCGAGCGCGTGCCGCTCTTCCCCGAGCTCATGGCCCGGCTCGACGCCATCAAGCGCGAGCGCATCGGCGGGCTGATGCTCGTCCGCGACTGGAAGGACGACAAGAAGGGGCGCCCGCTACCCTGGCCGACCGGAAAGAAGGGCGACCTCACCTACATGCGCCACGAGGTGAAGCGGATCGCCAAGGCGGCCGGGCTGCCGGAGGCAATCACGTTCACGTCGTTCCGACACGGCGGCCTGACCGAGACGGGCGACGCCGACATGACTGATCGCGAGATCCTCGCTCAGTCGGCGCAGACCTCTGCAAAGGTGCTCCCGCGCTATGTCAAAAAGACCATGAAGCAGGTCGCCAACGGCGCCCGGAAACGCCGAGCCGTGAGAACGGACAGCGGTCAAAAGTCAGAATGA